GGTTGCCATTATCGTCTGTGATCCATGTTGTCATGTCATGTCCTCCTTTGTGCTCTTAAGTGCCTGCCCCAGCACCCAGTCCAGTGCGTTATCGATGGTGTTCTTCACACTGTCAGGGCCATCGTAATCATCTGCGGTCCAGTGCTCCCGTGCTTCAGTGATCGAGAAATTGCGACATCCCGCACGAATACGCCACTCGTCGTTTTCGTAGATAGCCAGCCATGTATAGCCGCGCGGATCGGCCACTGGGACGGCGACGTGATATATCCTCAAATCGCAGTCGTGGCAGTATTGGCAGTCATAGCAGTTGTTGCAGTTGTTGCACTTGTTGCAGTTGCGGCAGTCATAGCAGGCATAGCAGTTGAGGCAGTTGTTGCAGTTGCGGCAGTCATAGCAGTTGTTGCACTTGTTGCAGTTGCGGCAGTTGCGGCAGCCATGGCAGTAGTGGCAGTCAGAGCAGTCGTGGCAGTTGTGGCAGTTGTGGCAGTCGTGGCAGTTGTGGCAGTTGCTGCAGTTGTGGTAGTTGTGGCAGTCGTGGCAGTTGTGGCAGTTGCTGCAGTTGCGGCAGTTGGTGCAGTTGGTGCAGTCGTGGCAGTTGACCAACGTCTTCAGTGACTCCTCTGCAGCCTCAACGCTGCCCCAGTACTCGACGCTGGCCTCGTTGCCATTATCGTCTGTGATCCATGTTGTCATGTCATGTCCTCCACAATGCGCTTGGGGTTGACGTTTGAGACTGGTTTTTCTAGGTAGGGGCCAGTAGATGTATCAGAGAGGAACCATGCTTTACCGGTCCACCACAGCGGTCTACGCCCCTCGTAAAAGCTACACCAGTACCATCCCCTTTCACGGACAGGTTCCTCGTAAGGCTTAAGGTCATCCCGCAGGATGGTATGGGCATGTGCCGTGTATTGCCACACGCCATGCTTATTGAAGACACTAACTGTCTCGTCATCAAGCATCATGTAGTTTGGCTTGATCCGTGGGTATGTCACCTTGCCCCCAGCCTTGAGGTGGGCGATGGCGTCAAATCTACCAAGCGCTTCTTTGACCTTCCCAAGTGTCTTGGATACGGGGCCGTTTGTGGCTACGATTTTCTGAGCATGTGTTAGCTCTGTGATCAGTCCATCAATACTTGTCATAGCTACTTCTCCTTAACAGGTTTGAACACAGCATCCATCAGCTTACGCTGCCTAACCATGCTAATGTTACCGTCAATGTATGATGCCTCATCCCTTGGCGAATTAATACCAAGGGACTCACTAAGGATGAACTCCCTAACACCCTTGACATGGGCATAGGTATTACATAGCTCTGCCATACTCCAAGGCCGTTCATCCATATCTTCACGAATCATTTCCATCTCTGCATAGGTCATGTATCAATTTCCTTTCTTGAACTTACGTGCATCATGGATAGTCACTGCATGATCAAAGGACTTGGCAGTCACAGGTTCCTTACCCCGCATAATCAGCTTACATGTACCAGTCTGGATATCCTCAATGATCCTATCATTATAGGGGGATACCCAAGTGTTCATACCGAACCGTTGTGGTGACCGCAGTGTCCATACTTCATCAAGTTTAATCTTCATAGCCTTAATCATCCTTCCCTTTAAAGGGGATCACATTGTCACCCATGTCTTCAGGTTCCGGCACATCTTCCTCACGCATCCCATCCATCAGGATAGTGATAGCTTCTTCAAGCTGCTTATCTTCAATGGGTTTACCATGTCCTTCCTTGTTAGGGTTGAGCTTGAGGAACATGAACTGTAACAGGACACTTGCCCTTGGTGGGACAGGATCATAGAACCATTGCTGTCCTTGTGTTGGTGTATCATTCATGATTGCGTTACCTCTTTCTGTAGGTTATCAAGTACCTGCCAGATTTCACTCCGGTCAGGGTATGTGTTCTTCCTCTCATAGATAAGCTCAATGATGTGGAGGATACGTTGCTCCCTCATCATAGCCTTACTCCTCCACTTGTTAAACTCTTCAAGGTCAGGGGTGAAGGCTTCGATATCATCTTGGGTAATCATGCGTCATAATCTCCCTTGTCCTCAGTGGTCCCCTTAAAGGACTCCATCAGTCTCTTCCAGTACCATTGTCCCTTATCCAAGTCCTGCATTGGCTTACCCTTATATGTGTAACGCCACAGGTACTTCATAGCATTACCTTTACAGTACCCTTGGAACTCAATAGGGGACATGCTGGCTTGGATAGCATCAATACATTCAATGTCAAAGGCATTGTAGTGGGAAGGTGAGTGGACTTCAGTGTCTTCATAGGGTGGGGCATCATATGTTTGGGATGCGATGTACTCATCAATAGATAAATCTATCCTATCACTCATCTCACCAGTCTTTTGAGCCGCAAGATATTCTTCAAGGTCTATTTGTTGTTGCACGCTTTCCATGATAAGGGAAGCTCCATATAAAAGGACAGGTCTTACGCAGCAAGGGAGCTACAGCCTGTCTATAGGGGTTAGTCTATGTGTAATGTAGCATGTTCTTCTTAGGATGTAAAGTACCTAAGCGGTAAGTCTATGCGGTAAAGCGTCCCATGCTATCACGTTTGTTGTGGTATGATACATCCTCTTCATAGTCGAAGAAGGAATCATTCTCAGGCTCCTGCCACACCACATGCTCAGACAGGGTATCAACCTGCTCATCAAAGTGTTCAGCGATCACCTCATATGCACATGTCCTGCCCTTGCTGTTGTTATAGTCAACAGGGATAGACACCACGTCAGCAGGGTTGACCTTAACTACCATGGTGTGACCACCGTGACCCCACGTACCATTAAGGTACTCAATGCTACAGAAGTGGAGACCAGCAGAGCATGTCTGATTGGGGTCATCCATCACCTCATTACGAGGCATGGAACATACAGACCCCACGCTGTTGTCGAACGTACCACTGTGACGATCCATGTAGTCATGACCTACATTCTTATAGGCAAGGAAGTATCCATCAGGGGTGATGGGTAACCGGTTACATTCAAGGAACCTATACAGTTCCTGCACTGCCCTACCGGATGGGTTGTCCATGAGGTTATGGAGGAAGTTAACCAAGGGTTGGACATCGAAGTCCTGTTCAATCATGGACAGGATACGTGAGGTCAAGGCATTATGGATAGCCTTACCCATGTAATAGATGACGCCATCAGTTACCTCAATCATGCCATCACCAAATACCTCAATATCTTTAACGCTATCACTCAGCATGAGGGCGGTATCAAAGTCAGTACAACGTACTGCTTCAACAATCTTATCCCAGTTAACGTAGGTATCATCTACAGTAACGAAGCTATCGTTGTGGTAGATGGTTACAGTAGAGTCGGTGATGATGTATGAAGACTCGTTAAGATATGTCATAATCATTTATTCCTTTCAATGGTTTCAATATAGTCAGTAATAGTGTTCATATAATCTTCCATCACACTACTACTATAACTGTATTCACATAAGTCATATAAAGGTTTCAACATAGGATACCTATCCTTTATTTCCTCTATAATCCTTTCAATCCTATCATGGTCATCTATAGTCCACTTAATGTCTAAGTATTCTTTATAGGCTAGTGGTAAGGATTGTACCACAGCATGACGGATATGTCCAGCATCATGTATATCCTGCTCATCACTGGACACAGCAGGACATGTCTTATACTCTTTAAGCTGGTGTGATTTAGTGTGGGTGAGTAGTCTATGTAGCTTGTTGTTAAGGGTATCATACTCTTCCTTCTCAACTACCTTCTTAAACACAGCCCCATTCTTTTTATAGAACTTCAATGCCTCTGTATCAGCATAGGGGAGTAGCTCAGTCCAGTTAGCGTGTCCCTTAAAAGGACTTTTCTTTGAGGCAGGTGTACCATATATGGCACAGTCTTCAGGTAAAACTTTAATGTTGACGAGCCATTTAAACAGGTCATTAAAGTCATCACCTTTAAGGTGGATGTCTCCACTATGTAACACAGTGTCTCCACTATGTAACACAGGCTTCCATCTATGGAGGTCTACATAGTACCCTGATACTTCATCAAGGTTGAGGGGAGTTTCATCAGTAAACCAATAGTCTTTATTACTCCTTCCACTATACCTAGTAGCTTGGAACCTATAAGCATTGGATAGGATGGATGCAGTTGGTGTAGTACCTAACACACCTACAGCTTTAGCAATGTCAGGTATGTCCTGCATGTCAATGAGGTTAACGATGCCATCCTTAATGAGCTTATCCTTCAGCTTCTGATTAGGTGCCCTGATCACAGCAACATCATTATCAACACTATCATTAGATTTCATCCATGCCAAGATGCGGGATGGGGTACGGGTATGTCTATCATCAAGGGATGTGTCAATGTACACTACCCATGTGTCCCCTTTAATAGGGAGGTTAGTTGTTTCACATGCGGCGAGGGATAGGGATTTGGTTGATTTCCTATAGGATGCAACATGGTACATGTATGCCCTATATGTAGCATAGATGCCAGAGTTACCATCACTAACCATGTTCGATCCCTGTGAAATGCTTGAAAAAATATAGTCACGCCTCACAGGACGCATCTTCCACATGATATCATCAGGGGTACGGTTACCTAACAGTTGAGCTACACCACTATAACCCTCCCTAAAGGCGTTGTGTGCCTCAAAGAATGAGGATGCCTTCTTAACCTGTAGGATTACACGGGACAATGCCTTACGCTTGATGTCATGGAGCTTATCCCTAATAGCTTGGATAGTCTCATCATCATATGACAACTCCTCCCGTGATGCGGATATGTCAAGGTCACCTAAGTTAAAGGTGAGGTCAGCACTCACATACTTGAACTGGCGTATGCTGTCGTCATCATCAAGCCTCAAACTATCCACATTAATAGGGTAGGCTACCTCACCCATGACAGCACAGAGCTTAGCACTACTATAGTAGCTGGCCTTGTTCTTCCGCACACCCCATCCATCACCCTCAAGGACATAATCATAGGTATCGAAGGTGAAATCTGCATAACCTGTCACGTTAGGTTTAGGGTTGAACCTACTCAACACCTTAACAGCAGCCTTATGGAACTCCCCAACATCAGTACGTTTAACTGGGATACGTACACTCAAGCCATTAGGCTCATCAGTTGGCGTCTGTTTAATCATGGTGATCTGGGGTACACCCCTATCCATGGCTGCAACATACACATACTCAGTACCGTCCCACCTACTGGATGTGGTGAATGATTTAGTATAGGAGAACCCTACCTTACTACCCAAACCTAACGCGCCGATGAACAGGTTGCTCTCATCCTTAGATGTGCCGCCATAGGTACTGTACAGTTCAATCATATCATTAGGGGACAGGCCAGTGCCATAGTCCTTTACCTCAAGCCAAGGCTCAAGCTCATTAGGGAGGTGTACATCAAAGGGCTTACCTCCACTAGCATCCTTCGCATTGCAGGACAACTCACGTACACAAGCGAGCGGTTTGTCCTTGTAAATCTTATCACTGAGGATGTTAAACATCTTCGATGAGTTCTTAATAGTGTAGGCTTGGGTATCCATGACCTGTCCACCCATCTCCACTGCGGTATCAACGTTATGTAATTTCATGATTATTCTCCTAAGATTTCTTCAGCTTCCATCATCCTATCTTTATACTGATCATAGAGGTAATCACCATAGCCATTATAGTACTCCTCTACCTCAGCATTAATATGTCTGGCGACATAGACTTCAGCCTCTGCATCAGTCATGTCATCATCCTTAGCCTCCTCATAGAGGCGTTCTTCTGTCTCAATCCAAATATCCTCACGACTTTTACGTATCATAACTATCAGTATCCTCCATAATCTGTACAACACCCTCAAGTTCAGGCATGACTGGCATGGTTTTAAATACCCACCATTCAGCACCATCATACTCACCACGTTCAAGCCACCATCCATCACCTACAATTTTGAGGGATGTGTTAATCTCAGCACATCTAAACCCACCGTCATAGTCAATGTCGGATACCTTTAGGAACTCCCACCATGAACACCAGTTATACCCATCAGTGATATGCTTCACATCACAAGGGCCCTTGCCGTACTTGACAAGTGTGGCGCGAGTCTCTTTAGCTAGGTTCTGCATCTTTAACATCCTCCTTACTAAGGGTTGAGTGTATATCAATAGGACTTACCTTGTAATGCCAGTACTCACTAGCCAAGGTCATCTCGGTTGCCCTATAGTCAGCGTGTGCCTTGTCAAAGTAGAACAGGCCAGTCCTGTCATAGTGCGGGTCACCATAGGCACTACCCAATACTTCATATGCTTTCATACTATTACATACTCCTTTGATCCTTGCCGGATATCAACCCACTTATCATGGTTGTGCCAGCCTTCCTGATTAAGGAACTGTTCATAGGCCATCTCTGCACTATCCTCACTACATCCTGTCTCATATACCCAGCTACGTACAAACTCAGCACGATACTCAGCATGTTGTTCATCGGTGAAGTCATTCCAGTATGTATCACTAAACATTAGCTATACTCCTTAAGTTATAGATGTATCAGCTACCCTTACCTGTCTTAGGGATAGGCATCTCCATGTATGAGTCACCTGCCACGATGAAGCATGTCATACCTTTAGTGTTGGTACGTAACAGGGTCCATGTACCTGTACTACGGTTAGCCCATACCTCAAGCATCCATTCTTTACCCTTGGCTATAGCCCTAATGGTAGGCAACTCCCTATACTTATACACTTCCTTCAACATGTCAGCACGTTTACCACATAGGGGTTTACCTTGTGCTTGTGCCTCAGTGAGGGTGAACATGGCATGTGATAAAATTACCACAACGATTAACATAATAACTTTCTTAGTCATTGACCAACTCCTTTGATGTAGTGACATAACTGTCACAGGTACTACTAAAATCTGACATGGCAAGGGGATAATCATCACCACCCCACCAGTATACAGCCTCATCATGTAGCTCACCATTAATATTAAAGTTACGATGACAGTCCTTAGTAAGACAGTCATCAACCCAGCAGAACGTCTTGTCTTTGAAACACATCACGATAGTGGTCCTCCGTTGTTTATGGAGCATGTTAGTGCTCCTTCAAATGTACGTGAACAGTATCGGCCAAGGTCAACTCCCTAAAGCAACCAGCCTTACAGATATCACAGTGACCATCCATGTTATCCTTCCATGTCTTGGGACACTTGAACATGGCCTTACCATCATGGAGATGGGTCATATCATTATCCCCAAAGAACATGGTAGACCAGCCATGGTATACCAATCCATCCCAATCATCCTTATGTGTGGTAAGGTCAGTCGATGCAAGCACCACCACATTAGGATGTGGCTTGATACACTTCATGATGTATTGGTATAGTAATGGGTCACGCCATGCCTTGGTAGGCATCCACCAGTCTGTATGTGGATTATGGTATAGGATATCCATCCACCTAGAGATGTCAGACACATCCTTGAAGTTCTCACCTCTGGTGCATCCCCTAATCCTTTGGGTTGACCTACGTTTCCTATTCAACTGTGCCTTAATAGCCACACCATCAACAGCTTGCCATGCCAACTCATTACGTACATCCCTCTTGTACATGTCAGGGTATAGCTTGTATAACTTGTTGTTATAGCAGTGGTCAGCACAGTATGTAGTCTTATGTTCACATGATCCTTCGATACCCTCTTCTGGTATGTCATGGATGGGGCGATCAAAGGCGAACATACCTATGTCATCACACCACCTGAACTCTAGTTCACCTTGCTTGTATGTCATTGGTACTCCTTCACATCTATCTTGTTACGACAAGCATCCTTAGATGCCTTACGTTTCATGTCAGGCTCAACATGATGACCCTTCTTACGAAGGTGCTGTGCTATATGAGATCGTGGAACGATAGGACTACGTATTTTAAATACCCTGCCCTTACCACCATTATCCTTACGTTGTGTCATGACTATCACCCTACTATTCCTTCCATGTAGTACTAACTACATTAAAATGTGGGTCATCATTGAGCATGATCCACCTCTCATCACCTGTCCTGATAGAGCGTACTACTGTCCTGTCAATGACGGGTTTGGGTTGATCCTTTAGGACTAGCCAAGCAACGCCATGCTCCCTAATCCTATGCTTACCATAGCCTGTCTTACCAGACAGGACTAAGAGTTTATCATCAGACATCCTGTTTATACTCCTCCATAAGTTTATCTTTAAGGGTATGTCTTACATACCTTGAAGCCAAGGTTTTCTCACGGTGCTTATCCTTTAAAGCACAGCATGGACACTTAATCCCACCGATACCGACATGCTTACCTGATAACCTCTTGTAAGTTTTCTGATCCATAGGATATACCCCTAATAAAGTTAGGCAAGCCTTGTCTATGGTGGGACAAGGCAAACCTAGCTTAACTAAGCTATGCTATGCTACACGATTGAGATACTGCCGCTTGCGCGATTTCGATACAGCGAACTGTTCCTGCAAGGCACCAGACTTATAGTCTTTGACCCAGTTATAGATGTTACAGCCTGATGTGTTGTTAGTCTCAACCAGTTTAATAACTGGCACCCCATATGTGACATGCATCTCAGCAACCTGCCGCTTGAAGGCAATGCTATACTGACGACGGCGAGGCTTGGCGTTGTGCCCAGCAGCACGAATATTTTTAAGCTGAGCTTTAACTTCCTTGGCAGTCATGATTACAATCTTAGACATGATACATATTCCTTTTCAAAAGATAATGAGGGCTATCACTATGACAGTCCCAAGTATAGCGGCCTCAATCATGAAGCCTAGTGGTGTATTGATAATGTTACTCATACATATTCCAGTCATTACCTGTCATGATGAACTCACATTCATCAATGGTGAGGTTAGGCATGGCACGTTGGATAGGGACACCATCATGCCACGCATTGATTTGTTCCTGTGTCACATCAAGGTCAATGGTATTCTCCTGACCTGTGAAGATTGAAGTATTAGTTATCAACATATCAAAGTAACTCCTTCGCTTCAGTGTAAAGATACTCTGCTGCCCTCAATTTAGCAGCAGCATTAGTGGCTTTTGATGTTTCAGGGTTCCAGTGATCCCTTGCTTCTTCAATGGTGAAGTTCCTACACCCTGACTTGATGTAGATAACCCCATCATATTTATAAGCAAACCTATCATACAAAAAAGATACTGCACCTGATACAGATATGATACCTTTAGTATCTTGAAGGCTAGCTCTACTAAGGTCAGCTCCATTAAGGTTAGCTCCACTAAAGTCGGCTCCATAAAAGTTAGCCCGTCTAAGGTCGGCTCCATTAAGGTCGGCTCCATAAAAGTTAGCCCGTCTAAGGTCGGCTCTACTAAAGTCGGCTCCATTAAGGTTAGCCCATCTAAGGTCGGCTCCATTAAGGTTAGCTCTACTAAGGTCGGCTCCATAAAAGTTAGCCCATCTAAGGTCGGCTCCATTAAGGTCGGCTCCATTAAGGTTAGCCCGTCTAAGGTCGGCTCCACTAAGGTCGGCTCCATTAAGGTCGGCTCCATTAAGGTCGGCTCCATTAAGGTTAGCCCGTCTAAGGTCGGCTCCATTAAGGTTAGCCCGTCTAAGGTCGGCTCCATTAAGGTTAGCTCTACTAAGGTCAGCCTCTGGTTTAATAGTATACCCATTAACTTCCATATCATTCAACTCCCATGCTAAAGGTGCCATCATAGACAGCAAAGGATGCAGTGTTGGCATCAAGATACCAATCAACTTCCTCACCATCATAGTCAACGGCGCTCACACCAAGCCCAACATCATTACTGAACTGGAGATAAAATTTACTATGCCTCAACCACAGTTCATGATTGAGGTAGTCAATGCTTCGTTGTGTGTTGGGCATGTCCTTCCATACTCCTATCAACTCCATGTGTATGATTAACTCTGCCAAGCCTATCACACTCCTATGATAGGCAAAGCAGAATTAGCCAGCCATGATATGCTGGGCCTTTAAAGCCTTACGAAAGTTCTTGGCCTTGGACAGGGTGGACATGTCATGGCTCTCCATACCTGTATTTAGTACGGTACTCCCGATATGGCATAGTGTAGCTGTCTATCATCATTTGTGGGGGAAGGTAGGTCCACGTCCCGCCATCAGCATAGTAGGAGTGAACCCATCTCTTGGATTGTTCATAGACTTCATAGTCATTGAAGCCTTCATCTTCGCTATTCTCCCAACACCTGACATACACAAGCCGGTCATCATTGACCTTGCTTATGGTACTTAACATATCATTGAACTTCATGATCTATTCTCCTTTAAGTTTATAGATAAAAGAAAGGGGACATGTCACAACTATACATATCCCCTAACTTTAACCTATAAGCATAAATCGAAGGGCAGGGCATCACATACCATGCCCTGTTTGTCATATCAAATACCCTTATCCGTTAGGGAACATAGACTTGACCGCATGATCAACGCTATCAAACTCTGTCCTGTCCACTACCCTATGAACATTATCTTTGAGGATGACAAACACTTTACCATGCCGGGCTATCACGTGCTTAGTGTGGCCTGTTCTAGCATTGAATAGTTTAGCCATGCCATCACTACCAGCCCTCCTATAGCCAATAGATTTTAAACCATGGAAGAATTTATTCTGATCCATCTATAATATTCCCTCTAAGTTTGTGAATAATTTTGACATAATGTCACGACTCAATTGCTCCTGTTTAAGCCTCAATGATCGAAGCCTATTGATATCATTACGCCTGTCTTTGTTGGCCTTGGCCTTGGCCTTGACCTGCCTGTCACAAGTAACACTGACAAACATATCAGTTTGTTTTACCTGTAAGGCAGATTGAACAGGGTAATCCGGTTCATGGTTTCCTTGCAGATATCGCTCTGTTTCATAGGACAATTGTTTAGGCATAGGTATTTCCTTGTAATAGTTGACGCTAATTAGCGTAGGGCAGGGTAATTATTGACGCTAATTAGCGTAGGGCAATCAATCCTGATAAGACATGGCAAAGCATAGGACACAAAGCACCCTATGCTTGGCCATAACCTATGGCGTGGCAAGGCTAGCCGTTAGCCAGCCCTGCTATATGGTGACGGTTTAGTCTGCCTTGAAGGCTTTAAGCGCCTTGGCAAATGCCTTTTCATTTGGGAAGCGCTTGAAGATAGCGGTCAAGGCTTCGTATTCCGCAACTGCTTCTGCTTCTGCTACCCTAGCGGCTTCTGCTTCTGCCATGGCGTCAAAGCCGTCAACAATGGCGTTAACCCGCTTGGCTTTATCGTCATGGAACGCCAAGTCTTTCAATTCAACGTCACTCAACTTGGCCAAGGCAGGATTGACAACCCGGAAGGCTTCAAGCGCTTCACTCTCTTTGTTACTGTATTGGTTTTCCTTTGCCTCAACGGCTTTCCCAGCGTCTCTGATAGCCTTGGCTATTGTTGACATGGCCAAAGGACAAGTCACAGGGTCAAATGTACCGTCAATAGTGAAGCCTTCCTGCCTGTCGGTCTTTTCTATCTCAATGGCAGGATTGCCACTGCATGAGATGTATAGCCAAACTGCCTTGGCTTCACTTGCACGGCTGGTGACTGTCTTCCATGTGACACTGTCCTTACCAAAATGCTCGCGAGCCTTGGTAACCATTTCACCAGTCACTTCCTTATTAGCGGTGACGGCTTGGAAAGCATAGAAGAAGAACAGGCGCGCTTCTTCCGATACATTGGCCACTGTAGTTTTGTTGACGCTAATTAGCGTAGAAGCCTTGGAAGAGGCTTTGGCCAGTGTTGCCAGTGTTGTCAGGTTAAAGGCTTCTGCCTCTTCCTTAGCAACGGCAACGGCCAAGGCTTTGGAAGTAGCCTCTTCCTGCCGGGCCAAGGCGGCGGCTTCCGCTTCTGCCGTGTCCTGTACATTAGCAACGTGCTGGGCATTGTTAATGGCTTCTGCCTTATCCATAGCCAGTTCCTCAATAGAAGGCGCGGCTTCAATGTTAGCCTCTTCTATAACTACGTTTGAATTGCTGATATCTAAGGTCATGGTGATAGCTCCTAAAATGGATGTGAATATTGATAACGGGGTCTGTCTATATAGTGTGGGTTTTCATGTCAAATCATGGGTTAACTTGAAACAGGGTAATAATGATCACGAAGCCGTGATAATTGTCGTTATTTGAAGGAGTTATCCACATTTGTTGCATTATTGTCACGGTTTACTTGGTGTAAAACTAAATAATCATTGTTAAATAGCCGTGAACGAAATGGGAACGGACGGGCTACGAAACGGGAACATTGCTAGTTATGGTCATTGTGAGTATAAGGCAGGGATAGGGTAACCATATAAGGCTAGGGTTATATGCTTTGTACTATGTGGGCTATGCAATGGCGTAGTAATGGGGAATGTAATGATATCAATAAGTTAGGCTGATATGGCAGGGCTATAGTGTAATCAATAGTGACAAGACCATGGGGCGGTATTAGTAGAAAGTAATACAAGGGTAGTATTGGCATGGCTTGGCATGGCTTAACAGGCATGGCTTGTAAGTATAGTCGAAGTAATGGTGATACTTATACTTGGCTGGCATGGCATGGCTACTTAAAGCAAGGCTGGTCTATACTTGGCTCGGGAAACATGGCAAGTAATGGCTGGATTTATAGTGGACCCCACCTAAAAGAACAGGCCTAGCGATATTTATATATACCACCCCTGAAACATACTGAGTAAAATCGGCTTAACATGACCATGCCCCTTACACGGGAGACAACATAGTCCACATCTAGCCATGGCTGACACGGCGAGCCTACATAGACATACTAAGATCATATGTCACATAAAATGTAAAGGATGTATTAGGAGATTATACATAGCTAGTAAGACTATGTAACATGGGAAGTCTATAAAGGTCTTGGGAGTCTAGGGAGAACTTATCTATAACCCTAACTACATATATTTAACCATTATTATTGATCTTCCTTTACCCTATAAGGCTTAATATAGTTAGATAGAAGAGCTATATAGAGATACATATAACATACTATACCTATAGGGTCTACTTTGTCTTAATATACGCATAGCATAGCACGGTTCTTTGTCCCCCACAAGGGCAACTCATAGAAATATTCTTCTTGTCTCCCCCTATTGGGTGGGTTAAGCTCCTAAGTGTGGTTAAAGCTATGACATCCATAGGACATGTGGTAACATATATAGATATTTTTAACATAAGTACCAAGAGACCTAGATAAATGGCTTCAACCACAGATAAAATATCAAAAAGTTCAGCAGATAAGTATATTGAACTCCACCATTACCTCCAAGAATACACAGACTACACAGCATCCAAGGATTTCCTCACCTTCATACGCAAAGAAGTTAAGTTTGTTGTCCCTGACTTCATCATGGGGTCACATGTTAAGCTCTTAGCAGAGAAATTACAGGGTGTTGTTGATGGTAACGTCAAAAGATTGATGGTATTCCTACCACCACGTAGTTCCAAGAGTGTTATATGTAGTAAATTGTTCCCTGCATGGTATATGGGGAACTACCCATCCCATGAAATCATGTCTGTGTCCCACTCTGATCAACTTTCATCAGACTTTGGACGTAGTGTACGTGATTTAGTCAACACATCATCATTCTCAAGGTCATTCAGGGGTACAGCCCTCAAGGCAGACGTGAAAGCTGCTGGTAAGTGGAAGACTAACAAGGGTGGCTCCTACTATGCTGCTGGTGTTAAGTCCCAAATTGCTGGTCGTGGAGCACACGTAGCCATATTGGACGATGTCATGTCCGAAGAAGACTCATACAGTGCCGCAGGTAGGAGATACATCAAAGAATGGTACCCAGCAGGGCTAAGGACTCGTGTCATGCCCAATGGTGCCATCATAATCGTCAACACACGCTACCACTATGATGACTTATGTGGTTGGCTCCTCCAACAAGAGGCTGACAATGACATGACCAACCAATGGGAGGTCATCTCAATCCCTGCATGGCTTGATAGGGATGCAGCAGAGCTATTAGACCTGCCTGAAGGCTCATCCTACTTCCCAGAGTGGAAGCCTGATGAGGTATTGGCCATTGATGAGCAGGAGATCAAGGCAAGTAATGGTACCCGCTACTGGAATGCCCTCTACATGCAGGACCCTACCCCTGATGAAGGTGGTATCATTAAGAAGGACTGGTTCCAGCTATGGCCTGATGATGATCCACCCTATTGTGAGTACGTCATCCAAACATATGACACTGCCTTCTCCACATCCAAGCAAGCTGACTACACTGTAATCCAGACATGGGGTATCTTCTACTATGTTAACGTGGATAGTGGTGGTGATGAGTACACTGTGGGGAATATGATCCTCTTAGGTAACTTCTGTGAGAGGTTGGAGTACCCAGACTTGAGGCGTAAGGCTCAGGAGCTATATGAACGTCACAAGCCTGACATGTGCATCATTGAGAAGAAGGCATCTGGCCAATCATTGATACAGGATTTGAGGAGGGCTGGCTTACCTGTCTTGGAATACCTCCCAGATAGGGACAAGGTGGCCCGTGTGTACGCTGCTACGCCCCTAATGGAGTCGGGGAGGGTGTATGTACCTGAGAACAAAGAATGGGCCTCCACGCTCATTACAGAGTCCCTACAGTTCCCTAACGCACCCCATGATGATCAGGTTGATGCCATGACCATGGCCATCCTCTACATCAAAGACTCATGGAACATCCTCCATCCAGAAGACCCAACCTACGATGAGGATGAAGATGACATGCCGAGGCGTAAGAAGAAGTTATATTGGCGTACTTAAAGATGTTACGATATACTATGCCTTACATCACATAAACCACCCTTATAGGATATAGGACATATGTCACTAGTAGATAGGAATCCCTTCGAATCCACCACACCCAGCATTGATGCAGTACCTGAAGGACTCACCCATGAGATGGAGTATGATCCTGAAGATGGTAGCGTCACTGTAGAGTTTGGCCCCGAAGGTGGTGAAGCTTCAGAAGACCCGTTCAGTTCTGACAAGGAGTTCTACTCAAACCTTGCCACAGATATGGATGAAGAAGTCCTTAGAGAGATTGGCATGCAGGTTGTTGACTCCTATGAGTCTGACAAGGAATCCCGTGCTGAGTGGGAAGGTATGTTTGAGAGGGGCTTTGACCTGTTGGGCCTCAAGCTTGAAGAGACTAGTGAACCCTTTGAAGGTGCTACCACTGCTGTACATCCCCTAATCATTGAAGCTGCTGTCACATTCCAGAGTAAGGCATCTGCTGAGTTACTCCCTGCTGGTGGGCCTGTGAAGACCCAGATACTTGGCGAGCAAACACCTGAGAAGATGGATCAGGCCAACCGTGTCCGCAATGTCCTGAACTACCAGCTAACCACTGAGATGCCTGAGTACTTTGATGAGACTGAGAGGATGCTCTTCCACCTCCCAATCATTGGCAGCGCATTTAAGAAGACATACTATGATGGTAACCTCCAACGCCCTGTCTCAGAGTTTGTCCCATTGGAACAGTTCTTTGTCTCAAACTTTGCATCCAACTTGGCAAAGGCTGATCGCTACACACAGGTCATCTACCGCTCTGAAATAGATATGGATAGGGACATTGTCAATGGCCTCTACATGGATATAGACCTACAGGAACCTTCCCTGCCAGAGTCTAATCCATTGGGTGATAAGATGAATGTGATCATGGGTGTCACCCCATCTTCAGAGTTTGATCCCCAGTATGTTATCCTTGAACAGCACACATACCTTGAGATTGAATCTGATAAGGATGACAGTAGCTACGCATATCTCCCCTACATCGTATCAGTGATTGAAGGAACCCATCAAGTCCTCTCCATTCGCAGGAACTATGATGACAAGGACAGCATGCGTAAAGCTAAGCAGTTCTTCACCCACTATAAATATGTGCCCGGTTTTGGTTTCTATGGCTTAGGGTTGATCCATTTCCTTGGTAACCTCACCATGTCTGCCACTGCTGCCATGCGCTCCCTCCTCGATGCTGGCCAATTTGCAACACTCCCTGCCGGATTCAAAGCTAAAGGAGTACGTGTTGTTGGTGACAATGATCCTATATCTCCGGGTGAGTTCAGGGAGGTTGAGGCAACTGGTGTTGACCTCACTAAAGCTATTGTACCCTTGCCATATAAGGAACCATCACCAACCCTGTTCTCCATGCTACAGTTCGTCACAGAGACTGGACAGAAGTTTGCCGACAATACTGAGCAGGTAATCAATGACAGTGCCAACTATGGCCCTGTTGGAACTACCATGGTCCTCCTTGAAGCTTCTGGCAAGTTCTTCTCTGCAATCCATAAGAGGCTCCACAAGTCCCAGAAGGAAGAGCTACAAATCTTGGCACGGGTCAACTATGAGAGTGGCCCTGCCATCTACCCATATGACCTCCCCAATGAATCTGGTAAGGCGTATAAGAAGGACTTCGATGGTAGGGTTGATATCATCCCTGTCACTGACCCCAACATCCCATCCAATGCCCACCGTATGATGATGGCACAGATGGCATTGGATGTTGCATATAAGTCACCTCCCGGAATGTTCAACATGGAAGAGCTTAATCGGACTGTCTTACAGGCAGCTAACCTCCCCAACCTTGAGAGGATCATGCCTAAGAAGCCTGAGCCTCAGCCTGTTGATCCTGTCACTGACATCGTTGCTGCCGCTAAGGGTATCCCCATCAAGGCATTTGCTGGGCAAGACCATGACGCCCACATCCAAGTTAAGATGGCGTACATGCAAGACCCCATCAATGGTGCCAACCCAATCATGCAGCGCCTACAGCCTATCCTGAATGCCAACATACAGGAACACTCTGTGATGAAGTATCAGGAGCAGATGATGGGGACTACCAAAGCTATGGTCGGTCCAAATAGTTCTCCACAGGCTATGGAGATGGCACAGGCCCAAGCCGCACAACAGGTTGCCCAAGCCAACGCACAAGCTGCCCAAGGCTCTGCCTCACCTGAACAGCAGATGGTGGCCATGGAAGGTCAGCGACTCCAGCTTGAAGATAAGAAGATTGATGCACAGATGGCAAAGGAGAATGCCAATGTGCTCCTCAAAGATCGTGACCTTGACTTGAAGGAGATGAAGCTCAGGATTGATGCTACTGGCAAAGGCACTGAGATCATGTCCAACATTGAAGAGAAAGAGAAGGATCGTGAGCATGAGAAGCTCATGGAAGCTGTGAAGATTATAACTGACCTGATCTCACAGGAAGAGGCAAGCGATACTACCAAGCGTATTAAAGCTGCCGACATCATAGGTAAGGTCATGGTTGAACAGAATAAAGCATCAAAGAAAGGAGAATAGTTATGGCTAAGAAAGGCGCTAAAGTAGGTGACTGGACTAAGTTGAAATCCACTGCCACCTCAGCCCGTATCAGGAAGAATATCCTGAATGGGCGTAAAGACCCTAAGACAGGTAAATAAAAACTATTGACAAGGCTATACTGTAGTGGTATAGTCTTGTTACTTTAATGCGGGATGGACTGGAGTGGTCCCAGCTTTGTCTCATAAGCAAAATGACGGGGGTTCGATTCCTACCAGCTAGACCACATATAAATATCCCTACCATGTAAATTTAACATGTGATATAAAGATTACATGGCAACCATCTACACAGAAATCCACAACAAAATCCAAGCAGAAATAGCTGACGTGAAAGAAGTCCTTGCGTCAGGTGCTGCTGTGGATTACCCTAACTATCAACTACTGGTCGGAACTATTAGCGGTCTGAATAGGGCTGACCAGACTATTAAACATATCATTAAATCCAGACTGGAAGAGGACTAATAGAGTAATGCAAATCGGCAATATCGCAAGTAAGAACGATGAATGGATTGATGATGAAGACATCCTTGATCCTGAAGTACTCCCCATCCTTAAAGGCTACCATGTATTGGTACGTCCAATCTCAGTGAAGGCTAAGACTAAGGGTGGGATCATCATCCCTGACAGTACCAAGGATGATATCGCCTACCTCACCACTGTTGGTAAAGTCCTGAAGATGGGTGAAGTTGCCTATCATGACAAGGATAAATTCCCCAATGGTGCATGGTGTGGTGTGGGAGATCACGTAACCTACGCAAAGCATGCAGGGGTTAAGATGATCTATAAAGGGGTTAAGATGCTCCTCCTCTATGATGATCAGGTAACGATGATCGTTGGAGACCCCACAGAACTAGACCCAACCTATAACCTAAGCAATTAATATTTGCATGCATGTATAAGTGTATGTTATATATTAACCTATAAACGTATTCGATCCCTATTCGTATGGGACGTATGAAGGAACTATGAATTATGAATGAAGACAAAGTAGAGTTCGAAGTGGACCCTGATGAAACTCATGATAAGGAGGATAACTGGTCAGAAATTAACTCCCCCAAAGAAAAAGAAGAAACCAAAGTAGCTTTCGAAGTTGAGGGTGAAGAAGAAGAAGCCAAACCTGAAGCTAAGGAAGTTGAACCAAAAGAAGAAGAGGCTCCTAAAGAGCTTGAGGGGATTGAGACTAAGGGCGCACAAAAGCGTATCCGCCAACTAATCAAACAGCGGAAAGATCGTGAAGATCAGATCAAGTCTCAGGAAGCACGTATCCAAGAACTAGAGGGCAACCTCAAGGAAAAGGAACATACGTTTGCTAAAGCTCAGAAGGACAACCTAGACCTATCTGAGAAACAACTCACTGAGAAGTTGGACATCGTTAAGAAGGCTTATGTTAAAGCCATTGAAGAAGATGATTCAACTGGGATGGTTAATGCCCAAGAGGTGATGAACAAGACCCAGCAGGAGTTGAGCCTCATCAATCAGGGCAAAGAAGCCTACAAAGATTATGAGGATGTTGCCACTACAGTTAAAGCTGCCCCTAAAGAAACTCAAGTACAGCAACAGCAGATTAACGCTGCGGACTATGATCCTAAAGCTGCTGAGTGGGTTTCAGAGAATGAGTGGTTTGGCAAAGATAATATCATGACGGCTGCTGCACTTGCAGTGGATGCCCAGCTTAAAGAAGAAGGGTTCGATCCGTCTGATGATGAGTTTTATCAGGAAGTTGACTCTCGTTTGCGTCAAGCACTTCCCAATAAATTTAAAGCTGACGAAGAAGCTCCAAAGCCTAAGTCAGGACAAGTAGTTGCTGGGACATCACGTACCTCAGCACCAAATAAAGGTAAGAAAATCAAACTCACACAAGAGGATGTAGAGCTTGCCAATAAATGGAATATTCCACTGGAACGAATGGCTGCTCGGAAAATGCAAGCTGAGTCGGCTGGTGATGAATATACTACAATCAATGTATAACGTGGAGGGTAAAGATTAATTATGACACGTACTAGTTCACGAATGACTGAAGAACGAGCAGCCTTAACTACTGAGGCAGTTACCTATAACTACGAAGAACCTAACATGCTTGATATTCCTGATGAAGTCAGGGATAGGTTTAGTTCGCAGGGCTTGGCCCTACGCTGGATCAGAGTCCTCCTAAAGGGTGCTGATGATTATACCAATATTGGTAAACGAGTCCAAGAAGGTTGGGAGTTCGTGCAGTTCGAAGAAGTGCCAGAGATGGCAATGTCTTCCTTCGTGAGGGAAGAAGGACGTTACAGCGGAGCGGTCTGTCGTGGAGACCTTGCTTTGGCAAAGATGCCAGTTGGTAAAGCTGTAGCTCGCAAAGAGTTCTATGAAGCTCGTAGTGCTGAGATGATGGATGCTGTTAATATGCAGCTTGAAAACGCCTCAGACTCTAAGATGCCGATTAGGAACACAAGCAAGTCTAATGTCACTAGGGGTAGAACCCCTGTATTTGACTAGGACTTTTCACATGTCACATTAATCTTGGAGGAAAGTAAATATGTCTGCTACTAAAGCACTCGACGGCTTTCGCCCTTCCCGCAAACGTGGGGGCAATGCTAACAGCACTGGCTCTAACGTATACGAAATTGCAAGTGCCTACAACGCCAATATCTTTTCTGGCGATGCAGTGACCCTTGTTGCAGGTAAGGTGAACGTAATGACTGGGGACACGGATAAGCTCCTTGGCGTCTTCACTGGTTGCTCTTATACACAGGACGGCGAGCCTAAGTTCTCTGCCTATTGGCCAGCCAGCACTTCAGCATCCGACATCGTGGCTAACGTCATTGATGATCAGCACCAGCTTTACACTATTCAGGCTGATGCTTCTGTTACCGCTGGTGACATTGGTATGTTGAACTTTGGTGTAACCCTCGGCGCAGGTTCGACGGTAACCAAGCGTTCCGGTTTCGGTATTGATGCAAGTACTCGCGGCACTGGCCTCTTGGCCGCTCGCGTTGTTGGTCTTGTTGACGAACCCGGTAATTCCATCACTTCTGCTTATCCTAAAGTTGAAGTTCGTTTGATCCAGCATGTTGACACGTTTGTCTCTGCTTAACCTGAAGGAGCATTAAAAAATGGCTGCTATTAATCGCGCAAGTATTTCTAAACAACTCCTTCCGGGCCTCAATGAAGTTTTCGGTATGGAGTATGGTAGTGTTGATGATGAACACAAAGTACTCTACGAGATGGAGTCTTCGGATCGTGCATTCGAAGAGGAAGTCCTGTTCACCGGATTCGGTACCGCCCCTACTAAGGGTGAGGGTGCCGCTGTTCAGTATGATGAAGCTGCTGAAGGCTATGTCTCTCGTTACACTAACGAGACCATTGCCCTTGCATTCGCCATCACTGAAGAGGCTATGGAAGATAATCTGTACGACTCCTTTGCTAAGCTTCGTGCTAAAGCTCTGGCCCGTGCAATGGCTAACACTAAGCAGGTTAAGGGTGCTGACACCTTTAACAACGGCTTCAACAGTGCCTATACGGGCGGTGATGGTGTAGAACTGTTCTCTGCCGCACATCCCACTGTTGGTGACGGTAATCAGTCCAACTACATTGGTGCGACTGATCTGGCTGAGTCTGCTATTGAGACTGCATGTATTGCTATCTCAAAGATCAAAGATGATCGTGGTATCCTTATTGGGGCTGGCGCACAGTCCCTGCATATCCCGTCTGACTTGGTCTTCACTGCTGACGTTGTCCTCAACACTCCGGGTGCTACTGGGGTTGCGACCAACGACATCAATAGTGTTCGTAATCAGGGAGTTATTCCGGGTGGCTATCATGTCAACCGTCGTTTCACTGATACGAATGCTTGGTTCATTAAGACTGACGTTCCTAATGGTACCAAGATGTTCACCCGTGTAGCCCTCCAGACTAAGATGGAGCCTGACTTCGATACTGGTAACCTGCGTTACAAGTGTCGTGAGCGTTATGGCTTTGGCTGGTCTGACTGGCGTGGTATGTTTGGTGCTGCTGGCTCTAGCTGATCCTAACAGTACTTAACAACTAAATAAACTAAGGGGAGGTCCAATCGGGCTTCCCCTTTTTATTTGCATATATGTCACATCACACGTTATAATCCTATTTAGTTTCAACACGTAAATTGTATATAGGGGTATAGTTATATGGCTACGAATATAAGAAGCGCACATCTGGTTGGTAGTGGTGTCCTAGTCGATATCACAACCTCAGCTACTGTACAAGACACACGTATCCGTGCCATTCATGCAACAGGGGTAGGTACTTATGTCTTGGATGGTACTTCAACTACGCCATTTAATAGTACGGCAGGTAATATCATCAAGTTTAATCTCACCACTACTAATGACCTCACCCATATCCATCTCCCTGATGTAGGTATTCGTGTTGATGGGCTTGTGTCTGTGACCGCTCCAACATCTGCCGCAACCATTACAGTGTTCTACGGCTAATCAGACATGCCAGATTACCTGTACCTACAGAATGATCTCATTGAGGCGTGTGAGAATGACTCTACGGAGTTCCTTGACTACACCCCTAAGATGATCAATAGGGCTGAAGAGAGGATGACCCGTGACCTTGATGACTATGGCTTGGTCACCCACACCTCTATAGCCATCACTGGTGGGAATAATGAAGTCACCCTCCCTACTGGGACACGTATTGTGAAGAACCTGAATGCTGTGATTGGTGGGAGTAAGATTAACCTCCTCCTCAGAACTGATGAGTTCCTCAATGATTACTGGCCAGTGAGTGCTAGTACAGGTAACCCAACCTACTACGCTAAACTGAACGGTACTACGGTGAGGGTTGCCCCTACCCCTGCCAGTACAGTGGATGGTGAGATTGCCTACATTGCAAGGCCCACATCCTTGACCACAGCAACAGACACCAACTACTTCACAGACTTCTGCTATGATGCCCTGTTCTATGCGTGTATGGTAGAAGCTATGATGTTTACCAAGAACTTCACAGTCTTGAACGTATTTGAAGAGCGGTACAAAGGTGCCATCGAAGCCCTTCGCAATCAGGCAAGACGTACCCGTAGGGATGACCTACAGAAACCAGCCAATCCTTCGGGTGGCGACAACACTTTGATGGGAGCTAATTAATTATGAGTAGTTACACAGAAAAACTGGCAGCACTTAGGGCTAATAATAAAGCTAAAGAAAAATCTAAAGCTAAGTATAAGATCAAGTCAGGTGATAGTCTTTCAAAGATTGCTAAACAGCACGGCACCACTGTAGCTGCCCTCATGAAGGCTAACCCTTCCATTAAAGATAAGAATAAGATTAAGGCTGGTGCGTCTATTAATCTTGGTGGAGGTTCTAAAGCTAAGGCAGCTTATGGCAAGGACTTGGCTCGACATAAGAAGGCCACTGAAGCTGGTATGAAGAAGCCTACCACTAAGAAGCGTTCATATGCTGACCGTAACAAGGAGCGTCTTGCCTTGGTTGCAAAACAGCGTAAGACCCGTGAAGCTATTCAGAAACGTGGTCCGACAGATGCACAGGCTAAGGCTGCTGGTAATGCTTCTGCCAAGGCTATGCGTGAAGAGTTGAAGAAAGTCAAACGTGCCAGTGGTGGTAAGCTCTCCAAAGATATGAAGGAGGATTATACTGAGTCCCCTGATTTCAGTAAGGCCAAAGCCAATGTAGGCAAGCCTAAGAAGAAGCCTGTCAAACGTGCCAATGGTGGGCAAATCAAAGGCTGGGGCAAGGCTCGTCGTAGCTAAAGAGTCTTGACGAATAATGATCATACGTAAACTAAGTGATCCGGTGATTGGCGATGGGGCTTTCCAACTCCATCGTCCGCCTTTATCTACATGGAAGAAACTTAAGGTATGGTGGGGTAGGGTATGGACGCTTTAATATATTCTAACATCCACAGCATTGAAGGAGTTGCTATACCTTCTTCAGTCTTTATTGACTTGCCTTGGTATTCCAGACGTTTAGTTATAACTAATGACGGCACATCAGACTTAACAGTCCATCTTAAAAGAAACAATGTTGCCACTATGACACTCAAGGCTTCTGAGACTATGACTGTTGATAGATTTAGAACTAAGGTTTTGAAGTTTATTGGTAACAGTGTAAACTATAGATGTTGGGTGTTTGGTTAGATGAGTAACTTAAATAAACTAGGCTCTTCGGGAGTTGATGAGTTAGGTAGGGATAGTACCTTAGTAGCCTCAACGAATGGAGATGTTATTGTAGCATTACTTAAAGATTTAGTAGAGACACAGAAGGGCATGCTTAAACTGCTGGAAGCTGCCTATGGAGATGGTCTTTCCAGCGGCATTGGTGAGGAGTTTTAGATGACTGAGATTACAGGGCGTACTTCAAAAGGTGGAATTAAATCATGGCTATTCCGTTCCACAGGACTGGCCCGTGTGGAATCTGTTAGCTTCCATGCAGAAGAGGAATCAGCACATGTAGGGGATGCCTATATCGGACATGCTGTCTGTCACACTGCTGCTGCGGCATCAGGTGTGCTAATTGCAATCACTAATAATACAGCCGACAAGAACTTTCATATCACTCGTCTGTATATTGATCCTCAAACAATCACCCCAGTAGATTTACTGTTAGTACAAGGCATTATCCCTGTTGGTCTTACAGGAGGTACAGATGCTACTACCACTGCTGTAGTACAGAAACATACCAGTAAACCTAATCAGTTTATTACTGGAGGTGCTGAAGTTAAGATCAGTGATGGCTCGGCAGACTTAACATACACATCAGGTACTGAGTTTCATGAGTGGCCGGTCACATCACGCCTGTCCACACAACGTAATATGAATGGTACAAACGTAATTGGCCCCGGTGGTACATGGTATATAGCTTACAAGCGTGAAGGTGGAGGTACTGCCACAGATGGTGAGAAGATTGCGATCTCTGTTAACGGCTATGTAGGCGATACGGTGAAAGAATAAGGGATGACTATTCCTGTCAGGGTATTAGGTGGTGACGGTAAAGGTAATGTTAAAGAACTTGGCATTACCGATGAAGGTGAGGCACGTACAGCAATGGAGCCGTACAGGCGCTATCGCCCTGCCCAAATCTTATTCCTAAACCCTGACTATGGTTTTGAGATGAACCAGAATGGTTTATTTGGAGGATTGCCTGAGCTTATCCATGATGGTACTGATACCTCAGCGTGGACAGGGTCTAACATAATTGGGGTCAAACCTAAATTTGATAATGGAGAGCGCCCTAGACCACCCAGCACCCTCTCCATTAAGGTTGATAACCCTGCTGTTGGTGATACATGGCAGTTCTTAAGGGCGTCATCTATTGACTTGAGTAGCTATGTGGCTATCACTTTATGGATTAATATTGATAAAGATTGGGATGCTGGTGATGGGGTATCAATTCAGGGTTGGGATACTGGGACTGGTCTTGCGGTTGGTACATCAGTAAATCTTGAGGACTACGCAAACTCTAATGAGTTTGATGTCTGGCATAATATAACTATACCTTTAACCGCTATGAGTCTTGAAGCAGCTACCATTGATGCGTTCAGGATGGTTCATAATACAAAAGGTACTGGTAAGTCTCCTAAGTTCTATATTGATGATTTCCAGCTTGAAGAGACCGGTGAGATTATTGAGTTCTTAGCTGTACCTCCCCAAGGCCAGAAGTTTACTACATACAGGGTACGGGTTACTATTGCTGGTCCTGCTGCATCTACCTTGTCTGCCGGAACAATGCCAGCCCTATCATATGACCAGATATTAGGACTGACCCTCACAAATGGGATGGGACTACAGTGGGTTGAGGATAGTATAGTGCGCTTCTCCTTAACATTCAAACAGCTTGGCGAGTTCTTTGATGTAGGTTTTAATATTTCTAACGCTATCAGTGATGGGACAAACACTGCGATTACTATGGACTTCGATTACTCTGAACCATTAGTTATTGATGGCCCAGCTTCACAGAACTACATGTCAATCCTGATACGTGATGACATGACATCCCTACTTAAATACAATGTTCGACTGATTGGTAAGTATGAAGTCGAACGAGACTAAGCTTATTGGAGATTAAATAATAAGATGTTCCACACACACAAAGAAATGGTTGACTACCTATACACTGAATCAAAGTATTCCATGCATGCCTTAGACTATCCAGATGCTAATAGGGCAACACTCCACCTCTGGCCCCACTATGATGAACTGAAGAAACAACTTGAAGAAGCCCATCGTAGGATGGACCGTATCTATAACATGGCTAATGGTCCTGAAGAACTAGTAGATGTTGAGAAGATTAAATGGCAAGCGGCAACCTAAAGGAAGGTATCACTGATGAGTACTAGCGGAACATATGACTTCTCTATGGACATTGATGAAGTAATTCAGGAAGCCCTTGAGATGATTGGGGGTGAGCAAACTTCTGGCCATGACCCTAAGTCTGCCAGACGCTCCATCAACCTCCTCTTCAATGATTGGCAGAATAGGGGCATCACCCTCTGGTCTGTTGATACCACTGCCGTAACCCTCACCACATCCGTAACTACCCTTGCCCTGACATCAGCAACCCTTGATGTCTTAAACGCTGTGCATAGTAGGACAACGAACAATGTGCCATCAGACATCTCCCTTGACCGTATCTCAATGCAAGAGTATCTTCAACTTCCAAACAAGTCACAGACGGGTAGAACCACACAATATGCTGTACGCAGCGCCAATGCAGGTAACACACCCACCGTATATCTGTGGCCTATACCAGACAACAGCACAGACGTTATCAAGTTTGAGCAAGTCAAGTACATCCAAGATGTGGATAAATCCGCATCGCAAACGCCTGACATATCCCGTCGATTCTACCCAGCCTTGACTGCTGGTGTAGCTTACCAGATGGGACTTAAGAAGGATGGGCTTGATCCTAACAAGCTGGCCCTCATCGAGTCTGAGTATGATGGTAGGCTCACCAGAGCTATGGAAGAAGATCGGGAACGTGTCTCAATGCATTTCACACCTAAGCTGAATCTTATCTAATGGCTAGTAATAAGAGGGCATGGGGGATATGTGATGTCTGTGGCTGGCGCTACAGGCATTCACAACTGAAGCCTAATAGCTTTGGACTCCTCGTATGCCCTGCTGACCACGATGGTAGTTTTGACTTAAAGAACCACCCACAGAATAGGATACCAAAGGTTGGAGAGAACCCTGCAATCAGGAACCCAAGGATTGACCCCGGCGAAGGAAGTTAAACATGAAGCGTAATGCATGGGGTGTGTGTGATGTCTGTGGATGGAAGTACCGTCGTAAGGAATTAAGGAAGAATAGCTATGGCGTTTTGGTATGTCCCACTGATTATGATGGGAAGTTTGATACCAAGAACCACCCACAGAATAGGAATGCACGTATCATAGAAGATGTGAGTATTAAGAATGCCAGACCTGATAGCTTCCTTGAGCGTCAGAAGGAATGGGAAAACATTAACAATGGTTGGGATGATTTAGATGAACATAACTGGGAGTTCCTGTAATGGCCGCACTGACTGGTAAGACACCATCAGCCACATATAAAGACCTACTCCAAGTTAGTAATAGCAATAGTGGAGTTGATACCACTATGCGGCCTGTCTCTGATGGTGAGGGTACAGACTCTGCCCTCCAGATCAGTAACGCTGCTGTTAATATTAACGGTACATTCCAACTCAATGGGGAGGCTTTGACTGTAGATGCTTCTGCTATTAATGCTATTGCTGATCTTACTGGTACCACTGGTATTGTTGCTTCTAATTCTGGAACAATCTACGGACGAACTATCACTGCTGGATCAGGTGTATCTGTCGGTAATGGTGATGGGACTAGTGGCAATCCTACTATCTCCCTTAATGCTTCTGGAGTTACTTCTGCATCTTACGGGCCAATAGCTAACTTTGAAGTTAACAGTGCTGGTCAAGTAGTCTCTGCATCTGATGAGACATCCATCACCCTCACAGCCCTCACAGTATCTGGACAGACATCCATTGCTGGCCTCACCCTCAATGGTGTGGTTAGCGGTACTACTGCCACATTCTCAGGGACTGTGTCTGCCAGTGAAGTACATGGTGATGGCAGCAACCTCACCAACATTGCATTCGCCACATCAGCTACTAATGCATCCTTTGCCATCAGTGCAACTAACGCCACCAATGCAGTCAACGCCACCTTTGCCACATCTGCCAGTGCTGCTACCAATGCAGTCTCTGCTGTGTTCGCAACCTCATCCACCAACGCATCCTTTGCCATAAGTGCGACTAACGCCACCAACGCCAACAATGTAGTTGGCGGTATCGTCAGTGCCACAGCAGGTACGTTCAGTGGTAACGTAAGCGCAGTAGAGTTCCATGGTGATGGTAGCAACCTCACAGGTATCACAGCAGTCGCACCAACCTCTGTAGCTGACTTCACAACCAATACCCTACAGGTCGTTACTAAAGCCTCTGTGGAAGCCCTCAACATTGCTGGTGTGGTCAGTGGTACTGCTGCTGTATTCTCTGGCACCATTAGCGCAACTAACATTGCCCTTGTCTCTGGTGAGCTTGGCGGTACAGGCTTGGCAGTGATGACAGACGTTGAAGCTGTTAGCGCCACAATGGCCACATCTATCGCCAAGAGTAACGTGAGCATCACAGCCAATAAGGATGCTATTGTATCTGTTAATGGCGTTATCACTACCTTATCAGCTACTATGGCATCCAGTATCTCAAACCACTTACCCCTGTCTGGTGGTACTTTATCAGGGCATGTGAGTGGTACAGCCATCACCCTTAGTGGTAATGTGAGTGCGGTAGAGTACTATGGTGATGGTTCTAACCTCACAGGTATTGGGAGTAACCCTACATCAGTAGCTGACTTCACTGTCAATACCCTACAGGTGACAGCCCATGCTTCTGTACAGGCCATTAACATTGTTGGTGCTGTATCAGGAACCTCTGCTGTATTCTCTGGTAATGTAAGTGCTGCTGAATACTATGGTGATGGTTCAAACCTCACAGGTGTTGGAGGAACTGCCCCAACATCAGTAGCTGACTTCACAACCAACACATTACAAGTACCTACACATGCATCTATACAGGCCATGAATGTCGTTGGTGCTGTGTCAGGTGCTTCTGCTGTGTTTAGCGGCAACGTGAGTGCTGCCGAATACTATGGTGATGGTTCTAACCTGACAGGCATCATTACTGGTGTTGCGTGGGGGGCTATAACGGGTACTCTTGCAGACCAGACTGATGTACAGGCAGCTATTGATGCTGTGTCGGCCACTATGGCAACATCTATCTCTAATAGTAACAGTAACATCACCACTAATGCTAATGCTATAACAAGCATCAACAACGCTACTACGTCTATCAACAGCGCCATCACTACCCTCAGTGCTACGATGGCTACGTCGATCTCTAATAGCAACTCAGCTATCACAGCATTGAGTGCTACGATGGCTACGAGTATTAACAATACCAATACAGCCCTCACAGCCTTGAGTGCCACATTGGCCACATCTATAGCAAACGCAGCAGCTAGTGGTATTGATGATATTGTTGAAGACACTACCCCGCAGCTTGGTGGTGACCTTGACTTGAACAGTAGTAACATTACAGGCACAGGGGAAATCAACCTCACCGGTTCTATGATATCAATGACAGATACCTTAAAGGCTAGTCTGATCACTGAGGTCAATGGCGAGTTACTCCAGTTTGGAACTAACTATGCACAGGCTGGTGGACACGACACAGGTTCTCCGGGGGCTATGTTCCGTATTGATACGAGGGCAGTACAGTCCCCAACAGAACTCTTCAGTGTGATCTATCAGGCTACTCCGGGGTCTGGTGAAGACTTCGTGATGCAGCTAGGCAACCAAGGTAACCTGAGTATTGACGGTAACCTCACCCTTGGTGGTACTGTTGATGGTGTTGATGTAGCAACCCTTAGCTCTGATGTGACAGCCTTGTCAGCTACCATGGCAACTAGTATCTCCAATAGTAACAGCGCCATAACAGCCCTTAGTGCTACGATGGCAACATCCATTGCCAACGTATCCTCTACAATGGCCACGTCGATCTCTAATAGCAACTCAGCTATTACAGCCTTATCAGCTACTATGGCCACAAGCATCTCCAATAATGCTTCAGCCATTACAGCCCTCAGTGCTACTATGGCCACAAGTATTGACAATAGTAACATCCATATTGCTGCTGTGTCCGTACTCACTAGTGTTGCTATGGGCCTTGCATTAGGAGTAGCAGATTGGGCGATGTTTACTGCTACACCATCTATCGCAGCAAATACTAGCGCTATAGCTGTGAATGCTTCAGACATCACAGCATTAAGTGCCACAATGGCTACTAGTATTGGTAACAGTAATAGCGCCATCACAGCCTTGTCAGCTACAATGGCCACGTCGATCTCTAATAGTAACACCGCCATCACAGCCCTGTCAGCTACTATGGCAACATCCATTGCCAACAACACAGGCGGTGGGTACTTCAAAGGTGAGAATGGTACGACAGGCAACAGTGCTGGAGACATCTTCAGGATCAATGAGGCAGAGCTTAATACCAGCACATCTATTGTGTCTGGGGAGAATGGCTCATGTACTGGGCCCCTCACAATCGCATCAGGGGTTACCCTAACAATTGACGGAACATTGGTGATCATATGAGTACTATCAAAGCAGATGCATTGGGAGCAGCAACAGGGGTCAACACTGATCTTGAGTTGTCTGGCAAGGGTACAGGTGGTATTGTATTAGTTACATCATCCTCACAAACCCCTGCCAATAATGGTGACCTTGTCATTGAAGCAACATCGAATACCCTTTTAACATTCAGACTCAAAGGTAGTGACGGTACTGTACGAACTGGGACATTAGCCTTATCATGATAACTATGGAGATTATATTACATGTCAGACATTAATGTAGATACAGTCAAAGCTGCCACAACCAACGGTCAGCTTACGATTGATGTCAATGGTACAGGTGGAATCACCCTTGCTGGTGCAGTCTCGATTGCTGGCATTGTTAGTGGTACTGATGTATACTGTAGTTCAGTTGTCCTCAATAGTACTGCCAACTTAGGCAAGGCTGTGAGGGTCTCTGGTGCTGCTGTTATGGATGTGGTCTCATTAACTGATGGAGCCTCAATAGCTGTAGACTTTAACACTGCCCAGAACTTTGCTGTGACCCTTGGAGGCAACCGTACATTAGCTGCACCAAGCAACTGTGTGGCTGGACAGACTGGTAGCATCTTTGTGTATCAGGATGGTACTGGGACTAGGACACTATCTTATAATAGCGTGTGGGACTTTGCTGCTGCAACTGCCCCAACTATGTCAACATCAATTAATTCGGCTGATCGGATAGATTACATTGTACGTACATCTACGAATGTCCAAGCCGTTGCAACGCTGGAGTATGGTTGATCTATGTTTAACAATAACTTATTGATGGGTGCTGGTGGGCAGAGTAGTGGTGGTTTTAGTATTGATTATGCTGGCTTGTTCACCAGTGGATCGGAGCTTTCTGCCACCTACAGTATTACTGCCCCGTGGACGTTCTCGGCATGGATATACCTGACTGACACGGGTTCGGAGAACCTCATGCTCGGCGCAACTGCCGGGGAAATCCACTTCAACAGCAACGATACTCTTGAGGCCGAAGGCACCAGCACATCGGCATTGCACAGAGACACTACTGGCTGGATGCACGTTCACATCAGCAACAACGGCATCTATGTCAATGGCGTGTCCCGTGGCTCCTGCACAACGACCAGCTTGTCGAACCAGAAACTCTTCGACGACTTCGAGGGCTATGCAGCGGAAGTCCATCTGAAATCAGGCACTGATGCAGTCACCAATTTCGGTGAGGAAGACAGTGTGACAGGTGTTTGGGTTGCCATAGCCGCCACGGCGGGTGAGCACTATTTCAAGTTTGAAGGTGACGCTGGTACGAACAGTGGCTCTGCCGGTGACTGGACTGACACATCTGTTACGCTGGTCACCAACACTCCGACTGCTGAGATGTGCCTGTTTAATCCTTTGCAGATGGACAGCAGTAGCTTTGCCCTGTCTTCTGGCAACACTGTAGCCACAAGCACATCAGTTGGTGGTGGGGCAGAGGCAACAATCCCGTTTCCCCGTACTGGCCAGTGGCAAATTACATTTAAATCCACTTCAACATCTGCTCTGGCATCTGCCGGTGTAATGGTGCCGGGACAAGTAGCTACCGACTGGGGGTCATTAGGTAGTGTTGTTGAAAATACCAGTCAGTTGAACTTCTGTACCAGTAATAAAGATACAATCCAGAACGGTTCTTATGACAGTTATTCATTCACAGTGACTACCAGTGACGAGATTGCATATTGTCTGGATTTCGACGCTAATACGGTGAAGGTTTACCAGAACGGCGGTACAGTCAAACATACATTCTCCGGCAGTCTTGACGCTGATAAGCACTGGGTGCCATTCGCTTTTGTCCATACCGGCGCGGCAGCTAACTGTACCATCGTGGAAGAGGTTGACCTGAGTTACCCCATCAGCGGCTACACCTACCTCAACCAAGCCAACGTGGATGTGCATAACGCTGTAACTACAGCCCTGTCTGATCATTTTGTCGCCGTCACTGATACAGAGACCAACATTGCCAGCACATTGTCTGCTGCCCATTCTTTCACCAACCGTGTGGACATCTACAAGAACTACACTACCAGCGAGAATTGGATTTGGCGGTTCAGTCACGATAGCGGCAATGAGTACAGCACTTCCAGCACGGCTACTTACCAGTCAGTAAGCACCTTGACTGGCACCGATACATGGACAGCATGGTCGATCAATATTGGGAGTGCCAGCGGTACAGCGGCAGGATCACAGGCCCATACAAACGGCACTGGGGACACAACTGTAACCCATAGTCTCGGTGAAGCTCGTTGCGCTATTCTCCTGTTCCCCAGAAGCAGCGGTGAGGTTTGGTTTTATCATCCTGACCTGACTGCTGGTGACTTGCTACAGGTCACTGGTGGTGGTGCTGAACAGCTATCCTCCAACATCACCAACGTGGGTATCAATAGTTTCGACATTGGCACAGGACATGCCACAGACACCTATGATTATCTGGTGCTGGCTGATGGTGACTTTATCAAGATCATGTCCCATGTCGGGGGCGGGTCCACATACGCTTTCATCAACGCTGGTGTAGCGCCTGAATGGTTCTGGTCAAAGCACATCAGCGCCACTGTCGAGTGGTTCAATATAGATGCTGTCACCAACAGCAACTACAATGTGATGAGTGATTTCTACGCCTTTGATCTCAACTCAAAGCAGACTTCTGGTAACAACATCGACTTCACCAGCAAGGGCGTGAAGTCCCAGAACTCCAATAGCCGGATGAACGGGAGCGGGATTACATATGTCGATGTGATCTTTGGCACCCCATCAGGCAGGGCAAGATAATGGCTGACCTGAAGATATCCACGGATACGTTATGGAAGCTGATCCCATTACTGCTCATGTTCAGTGGTGGAGCTACTGGCTACGCCTTACTTCAGAATGATATGACACTAGTGAAAAAGCTGGTAAATGTAGAGTCAGTATCAGAAACTAAGGTATTCAGGGCTATTGTGTTGTCTTTCATTGAAGAGCAGAAAGAACACAACGATGCTTTAGGTAGCCAGTGGAGGGATCGTACTGATGATCTTGAAACTGACCTTGACAACCATGTAACTAACGAGCATAGAAGGCAACACTGATATGGATATGGAGCTTGCTATTATTGATATAAATAAAGACATAGGTAAAGTAGCTGCCAGAGTTGAAGGTCTTGAGAACAAGGTAGAAGCTTTGGAGGAACTTATGCAAGCAACTGATGTGAGGCGTACTGCCAACAGTGAACGACTCAACGCTAAGATGGATAAGTTCTATGATGCATTAGTAGCTCATATGAAGGAAGAGACAGGCTTTAAGTATAGGATTGGGACATGGTTGATAAGCTCGTTAGGCTTGACAGTCCTTGGACTGATGGGCTATATATGGAAAATTTCAATGGGGGTAGGTTAAGTTATGTGGGCTAATGTATTGGATGGTGTGATCGTTAAGACCCTTAGCAGGGCTAAACCTGTCACAGTGGGTAATGTTAATCACCCTTCAACAATATTCAGGTACTGGAGTGAGGCAGAGCTTAACAACATTGGCTGGTACACAGTGGTCAAAGCATCCAAGCCCTCCAGTAAATATCATAGGGTTGGGAGTAATGGTTTAGTTTTTGCTAATGGTACTGTCACTAACTCCTACACATCAACCCCAAAGGTGTTGGAAGATGTTGTTGAAGTAGTTGAAGGTGTGACAGTCACTGATGATAGGGGAGACCCACGTATCAATGAAGGGCTTAAGAGCCAGTACATCACCAAGATCAAAGCTGTAGCTGCTGGAATGTTACAGGTCCATGACTGGCAAGTCATTCGTGGGATTGAGGATACTGGTAAGCCTGTTAAGACTTCCTTGGCAAACTATCGTAAAGAGGTTCGTACAATCTCTAACTTCATTGAAGGACAAATCAATGCTTGTGTCAGTATAGGAGACTTGGTAGAGTTGGATGCAGCTACCACAGCAAACAACTTCATAGCCCCAATCAACAACTGGCCTGACGCATACACTTTCGGTATCACACTTTAAAGGAATCATTTAGATATGGCATCAACATACTCGACTAATATAAGGGCAATTAAACAAGGCGATGGAGAGAACCCTAACTCATGGGGTGATCTCCTTAACACCAATGTTGACTTATATGATGAAGCCATTGCTGGCTATGTCACAGTCACTGTGTCTAGTGTTGATGTCACCTTGACTAATAGTAATGGTGCCTCTGATCAGTCCCGCCATGCCTTCCTCTACCTCACAGGTACAGTGACTGATTCCCTTGACATCATCATCCCTGCTGCAACTAAGGGGTACGTCATCCATAACGCTGCCACAGTCAGTGCTGGCACATCAATCAACATTAAGACTGCTGCTGGTAGTGGTGCAAATACATCACAGTCCAGTATTAATATGTATGTCTGTGATAGTGTCTCTGTTGTTGAACTTAACTCTGGCATGGGTACTGCCGCTGCCCTGAACATTGGCACATCAGTTAATGAGCTTACCCCTGTGTCTATTGCTGATGTACGCTATGTCACTGCGTCAGCCACACAGACTGTTACTGGGGGTAAGACCTACACAGGTACAGCAGGGTTCACAGGGGATGTCACAGTGTCTGGCGCTGTTGGGTTCACATCAGCCGTCACATACACAGGTGCTCCCCAGATTGATACTGTTGTCTGCCTCACAGATGCTACAACCATTGCCCTTGACCTTAGCCTTGGCTCCCATTTTGCTGTGACCCTTGGTGGTAATAGGACCATCCCCTACCCTGACAATCCTGTCAATGGTATGGTTGGTAAAATCTATGTACATCAGGATGGTACTGGTACAAGAACCCTGTCCCTCAACGACTCTTGGAAGTTCCCATCAGGGACTGCCCCAACCTTGACAACCTCCATCAACTCTGTTGATCTCCTTGTCTATTCAGTTCGTGATACTTCCCTGATTGACACGGTGATCGTTAAAGACTTTAAGAGGACTTAATGGCTTCCACTGATTCCAAACTACTCAGACTTAAGTTCAAGCCCGGATTTAATCGGGAGTCAACCCAGTATGCTGAAGAAGGTAACTGGTTTGATGGCGATCATGTCAGGTTCAGGAAAGGTCGTCCCCAGAACATAAGGGGCTATGTCAAGAATAATACTACCCAGTTCGAAGGTATTGGCAGGGATAGTCTACAGTGGCAGGACAATGATGGGCAGAAACTATTCAGTGTTGCTACAGAGAAGAAGTGGTATGTGTCTGAGAATGATACCCTCTATGACATCACCCCCATCGTATCTACCCAAGCCTTGGTATCTTCATTCTCCACAACTGATGGCTCGGCAAGGGTTAACGTAAGCATAGCCACACATGGCCGGGATGCTGGTGACTTTGTGGAGTTCACCTCAGCCACTGCTATTGGTGGAGGTGCTATCACCCTGTCCGGCGTGTATGAGGTTACCTCAGTTACTGACATCAATAACTTTCAAGTCTCTGCCAGTGGTACTGCATCTGCAACTGATGTCTCTGCTGGTGAGGCTACGATCAACTATCTCCTTGAGACAGGCACTACTAATCCAACAGCAGGGCTTGGCTTTGGTGCTGGTGTGTTTAATGCTGGTGTATCTACCACAGGTGTGAGGGCATGGAATACTGCTGCCTCATCTTCAAACATCACATTCGCCATCTCCCAATGGTCACTTGATAACTGGGGTGAAGATATGTTGGCTGCTCGTAGGGGCGGGAATATCTTCTACTGGGATAGGGATGCATCCATCACCCCTGAGAGGGCTGTCGTTGTCACTGCTGCCCCCACAATCAATGACTTCATTGTTGTGTCACCCAACGATAGACACCTCATCTCCTTTGGCTGTACAGGCTACGCTGCTGAGTACTCCCCATTGAGGGTACGCTGGGCTTCACAGGAAACCTATAACGATTGGACACCTTCTGTCTCCACCACCTCTGGTGAAGTAGAGATCACTGATGGTACTAAGATCGTTGGTGCTGTACGTTCCCGTAACCAGATCAACATCTTCACTGACAATGCAGCCCATGCCATGCAGTATGTTGGCGCACCATTCATCTATAACTTCCGACAGTTGGGGAGTGGTTGTGGGTTGGCTGGTCCCCATGCTGCTGTGGACTATGATGGTGCCACAGTATGGATGGGTGGTAGTAACTTCTACATGTTCGATGGCTCTGTGAAGACCTTGGACTGTCCTGTGAGGCAGTACATATTTGATGATGCTAACAAGTCCCAGAAAGATAAAGTGTATGCAGGAATTAACTCAGAGTTTAAAGAGATTGTATGGCTCTATCCTTCAAACGATTCTACAGAGTGTGATTCCTATGTCATCTTCAATATCGAAGAAGGTCACTGGGTTTACGGAACCTCTAAATGGACAACTTATAAAGATCGTCATGTATTCGGCAATACTATTACTACCGGTTCTGATAGTTATATTTTCGATAATGAACCTACTTCTGTGGTTGACTTTGATGGAAGTAGTAACGTATCTTATCTTGAATCTGCTGACTTTGATTTCGAAGAAGGTAAGAACATTATGTTCGTTGATAAACTCATTCCAGATTTCACTATCAACGATGGAAACATCTCCTTCACGATTACTACAAAGATGTACCCTAATGGGCCAGAGACTACGAAGGGGCCTTACCTCATAAACTCTGCCACACAGAAGACTGACTTCAGGATCAGGGGTAGACAAGCCAAGGTTCGTATTGATGCAGACTCCACTGATACGTCATGGGCATGGGGTGATCCTCGCCTGTCTGCACAGATTGATGGACTACGTTGATGGATGAGTAGATACCCAGAGCTACCAACCCATACAGACTTTGGTGGGATGACACCTGAAGAACAATACAGGACTCTCCAGCAGTACTCTGCCATGCTCTCCAATGAGCTTGACCTCACTGATGCTCGTATACGGGACAACCCCAGACTGCCCCCTAGTGGTGGTGATACAAGTCAAGTCCTCACCAAGTCCACTGATGCTGACTATATTATGGAGTGGTCTACACCTAGTGGTGGGAGTAGTGTTAGCTGGTTCCCCATCTGGGCTGAAGAGAACTCTACTCTAGTCGCTACCACATATGAGTGGGCTTATGGTAATGGTGCTAACACTCCAGCAGGGGCTGGTATTGTCATCCCATTTGCATGTGAACTACACTACATGACATTGGCCATCAACAATGCATCTGCTGTTGCTGAAGTGCAGCTAGTCCATAACCAGACACCCAATGCTACATACACCGTGGCTTGTGCTACTGCCAGTACAGGCACAGCAGACTACACTGCCACACCTTTAAGCATCTCTGCTGGTGATCTTGTCAACTTCAGAACCCTCAGTGCAACGACAACAACAGCACCGGCACAGGTTTGTGCATGGTTTAAGGTAACAGCTTAATGACCCGTGAAGAATACATAGCATACATCAACAACTCATCGTTCATCCACAATGTGAACACTGGTAAAGTATTGGACAATTCCCTTGGTGCTAAGAAGCAAGCCCAAGGATTGGCATTTAATACAGGTCAGTTGTATAATGATAGGACTAACGTCTACGCAGACAATACCAAACCCCAATCTAACTATGCTAGGCCCTCACAGGGTTTAGGTAATTAAAGGAACCACACATATGCCACAAGCACCAATGCAGGGACTAGCTAAACTCATGGCCATGAAGGGTCGTGGTGGTGACACCATGCTTGCCCACATCAATCCTATGGAAGCTAAGATGCTTGAAGCTATGGGTGGGTCTGGTACTATCAATCCGTCTACTGGGTTGAGGGAGTTCTACTCTACTCCGGGTGTAGGTAATGTTGGTGGAGGTGATGGATATGCTGAGTCTGGTGTAAGTACTGAAGGTAGTTATGACGGTAGTGGTAACTATGGTGGTGGTGAAGAGGCTGATCAAGACCCCGGTCCGGGTGAGCAAGGTACTGAGATGCCTGATAGAGATTCTAGTAGTATTGTAGGGGCTAAGGATATTGGAGATGGTACCTATTTCCATAGTGATCATCCTACAATAAATGCTGGGGTAGGTGTTAGTAAAGGTTATGGATGGGATAGTAAGGGTAAGCCTTTAGGTCACGGCGGGACTGAGTATGGTATTAAAGGTGCTTTAGCTATGATGGGTAGTAAAGTACTTGGTACTCTTTTAGGAGGCCCGATAGGTCTTGGTGTTAGTTTTGGCGGTAAAGCACTCGCTGGAAATGATATCTCCTTTAAGACAGACGCCCAACTACAGCAAGACAAAGACCTCCGTGATTCTGGTAATCAACATAGTGGCGAAGACGGCCCTGAAGATAACCTGTCAGAGGAGGAACGCTGGCGTAACTGGTATAATCAACAGAAGGCTTCAGAACCCTCCAACAATGATCCAGTAACGGAACCAACCCCTGAAGCTACAAGGACCGGCATTGATCAGATACATGAAGTACTTACACAGGAAGAGATATTAAATGCAGCACTTGGGCGTGATGAACCTATCAGGTACTTTGAGGACTACAAGCCTTATAGTGTTAATACTGCTGCCCATGGTGGCGGGTTGCACACAGCGTATCGAAGTGCCGGAGGTAACTTTGAAGAGTTCGCAGGACTCGTTGACGGACCCGGAGATGGTATGTCGGATGAAGTGCCGTTCAAGGTCAACGGCGGTCCTGATGACCCTGATATGGCGCTTCTAAGTCCTGATGAATATGTCGTTGATGCTGCTACCATGTCCATGTTAGGTAACGGTAGTCCCAAGGCTGGAGCTAAGCTGATGGATGGGTGGCGTGAGGGGGTTCGTAAAGACGCAACAGGCTCCACTAAGCAACCAAAACAGTTGGATGGTCTGGCACAACTTGCTAAAATAGGTAGATGATAACAAGCCATGTACCTACTGAGTTGATGGATAAGTATCTACCAGCTATAGAACCTTTAATAAGTAAAGCCCTTGACCGTAACAATGGTGAGATGGATTGGGGTGATGTGTCTACCCTACTCAGGTGTGGACAGTACAAACTATTCATAACCTATAACACCCACTCAATAATTCAGGCAACCATTGTCAAAGTTGTTGAGCACCCTAAGTACAACGCCCTAAGCATTATCCTCATGGGAGGTAGTGACATCCATAAATGGGGCAAGTCATTCCATGAAGTCATGGTGAAATATGCCAAGCACTATGACTGTCGGACTATAGAGTTCACTGGTCGTAAAGGATGGATCAAGCTCATGTCGCAGTTTGGATATAAAGAAGGTAACGTAAAGTTAGTAAAGGAACTTTAAGCTATGGATGACGATAAGCCACAACCAGTAAGTACCCACACAACCAGCACCAAGTCTGAGTTCCCTGATGAACTTAAGCCATACATCACTGACATCCTGAAGCAGTCCCGTGATCGGGCTGAGGCTCAGTATGAAGGTGGGTATCAGAAGTTTCCGGGGCCACGTATTGCTGAGTTCTCCCAAGAGACACAAGATGCACAAGAGCTGCTCAAGGATCAGGTTGGTGCTTCTTCACAGTACATGGCCCCTGCCCGTGACTTGATGACCCAGTCCACATCTAAGTGGAATGATGCTGCACGTGCCGACTACATGAACCCTTACATGCAGGATGTTGTAGATATCCAGAAGCGTAAGGCTGATCAGTTGGGTGATGTGAGGGAACAGTCTATCCTTGATAAGGCTGGGCAGTCTGGTGGGTTTGGCGGGTCACGCCATGCCATCCTTGAAGCTGCACAGGGCCGTGATGAAGGTCAGCTTATGAATGATATTCAGAAGCAGGGTTCCCATCAGGCTTATGAGACTGGCCTCCAAACCTTCCTTGATCAGAAGCGTCGTGAAGCTGGTGGTGCTCAAGGCTTGGCCGCATTAGGACAGACCCATGCTGGATTGACAGGTCAGGAGATTGCTGGTCTTGCTGGTGTTGGTGCTCAAAAGGAAGGACAGGCCCAGCGTGGTCTTGACCTTGGCTATCAGGAGTTCATGCGTGAACAGGCATTCCCTGATGAAGTCCTGTCCCGCTACTCTAACCTCATCCGTGGCCACATGATTGATCCATCCAAGATGCAGACCCAGACCACTGTTGGTCCTCAAGCCCCTGCACCTAACAGGTTCACACAGATGTTAGGCATTGGTGCCACAGGTGCTGGTATCTATGGCAACATGGGTGGCAACTTTGGAACCACTGCTATGGGCAAGGCTATGGGCTTCGCTAATAAGGGTGGTGGTATTGCATCCCTCAATACAGGGGGTGCTCCTAATCCTTATAACGATTCCAAATCTGCTGGACATTTTGAAAGTAATCCTATGGATAAGATTAGTGAGGATTACATAGCTCGTCTTGTCCGTAGGGCGCAAGAAGGTAACCTCACCCCAGCAGAACAGAAGATGCTTGACCTTGTTAAGAAGAGGTCTGACTCACGTTCCAAGACCTATGAGAAGAGCATGGAAGATATCAAACATGATAAGTTCCTTGCCCTGTCTAAGATGGGCCTGAACATGATCAAGGCTGGCTCTGCTGGTAAGGGTGTCCTCACTGCTGGTGCTGAAGCTGGTGAAGGTATGATTGACAGTCTATCCGCTGCTAAGAAGGCTGAAACTGCTGCCGGTGCTGCACAGACTGAAGGTGAGTTTGAAGATGCCAAGGCTGAGTATGGTTTGGAAGCTACACGACAGGGCAGGATGGATGAATCTGCCAAGGCATTGATGGAATACAATGCCAAGATTGCTGCTGCTAAAGGCAAGAACAAAGAAGAGAAACTTAAACGTATCACCTCCAATGCTTCTGTAGATATAGCTAAAGAAATCTTTGGTGATGCGTTTGCAAAGCTGGCTAAAAATAAGCCTGTCCTTAGTGAAGGTGCTGCCTATGCTGAGAGGAAAGCTAGGGAGTATGTGAATAGCCTTGAAGGGCCTGTCAGGGATAGGGATAGTGTGTACTTTGATACCTATAAGAATATCCTTCGTAATTACTACACAAACTTGAAGGACACAGGGAAAGCTACAGGCACTGCAACCACTGTTGGAAGTACTGTAGGTGCTCGTCCTGCTGCTGGTGATCCAGAAGCTAGGCAGTCTTTAGTCCCTAATGCACAAGGTAATTAAACATGGGAACACTCTCCCCCTACTCAAATGACTTCCAAGAACTGACCCAGACCTTCAGAGCTACTGGGGATAAGGAAGCCTTCGTTAAAATGAGGGATGACAAAGGCATCACACCTGAAGAGTATGATGAAGCCTATGGAGTCTATGCTGACCTGTGGACTAGTAAAGGCTACAGGGATCAGGACTTCTCTGTTGGGGAGAATGAGGGTCTTGGTAAGGGTATGGATGTCCTATCAGGTATTGTTGGTGAGACAGCCAGTGATGCTGCTGACCTATGGCATGCCGTCACACCAGACTTCATGAGTAAGTGGGCAAGGGAAGCTGGTGAGGGTATCGGCACCATGTTCAGTAAAGAAACCCTCATGGACTTAGATGCTGCTGCTGACCCATACTTTGGTGTAGGCTCCCTCACCATTGATGATGCACTTGAAGAACAGACCACAGGTGAAGATGAGTGGACTGGGGCTGGGTTTAAGAAGGGTCTCAGAGATGTAGGCACATGGGCTGTCCCATCACTCGGCTTATTCAAGGCTGGTAAGGCTGGTATTAAAGGCTACCGATTAGCTAAGTCCTTAGCATCATCACCAGCACAGAGGGCTGTACTGTCTAAGGCTAGGAAGAAGTATGCTGAAGCTAAGTACTTGTCTGGTATGGGCTTGGCAAGTGCTGCCGGTGCCACCATGTCTGAAGGGCTTGATGAGTCCCACATGCTGGATTGGTCTGAAGAAGATGACTCAGACCTCACACGATATGGGAAGAACTTTGTATCTAACCTAGCCCTAGAAGGTGCCTTAGTTCCTGCAACTATTGTTGGTGGTAAGCTATTGAAGGCTGGGCTTAAGTCCTCCTCAGCACAGAAGGTACTTGGTAAAGTACATAAGTCTAAGCCTATTCGGTGGAGTAAGGAATGGCTGAAGGCTAATCGTAACACAGATGATGCCTTTGCTGCTGCCGCATATCGCAGGGATAACGCTGGTGCTGCTGCTATGGACGCTGCTGAGGGCATTGAAGTTGAGTTCCGTAAGTCTATTAAGGATGGCTACAAAGCACAAGGCAAGCCTATGCCTAAAGACTTCTATGAAGATACAGTGAATCTTGCCTTGAATGGTGATGCAAAGGCCATGAGCATTGTCAATGGCGTGTCTAAGGGCGCTGGTAAGCTCCTGTGGAAGATGCGTAATAACATTGACAACAACACATCAGCCATTCTACGAGATGACATTGTTGGGGGTAAGCTTGCCATCTCCATGGATAAGAATAAAGGAACATACCTCAACATCTCCTATGATGTATTCGACAACCAAGCCTTTAAGAAGAAGCTGGCCAAGCGTATTAAAAACCCTGACGTGAATGACAAGGTTGTCCATGACGCAATGAACTGGGTGAAGAAGTATTATGGTACTGCTGATCAGCGCATCATACAGGACAAGCTCCTCAAGCTCATTAAAGCTGATGATCAGTTTGCAGCACAGGATATCTTGGATAGTATCACAGGTAAGAATGTGATGCATAGTACTTCAGATATCTTCAAGGGCCGTGCCAAGGTGCCTAAAGTTATTCAGAACTTGTATGGTAAGTCTAAGAATCCCTTCAGTAACTATGGTAAGACCATGGAGAAGATGGCTAAGATACAGGCTGAGTATAGGTTCCTTGATGAAATTAAGGATAACCTCATCAGTTCTGGTATAGCCAAGGCTGGTATAGCTTCATCGAAGGTATCTCAGAAGACTGGTAAACATAGTAAGAGGTTAGGCTACTCTTCACCTGAACTTGATGGTAGTCTTGTCTCAATGGATCAAATCCTTGAGGGACGTATGAAGGGTATCTTCACTGATAAGTTATCTAAAGGTGATAAGGCCCTCAAGTCTGACTTCAAACCACACTCTGACTTGGCACACATGTATGTTGATCCTTCATATGCCAGAGTTATGAGGGATGGTCTTGATGTTAAGAACCCTAATAACCCTATAGCTAAGTGGTGGTTGATGGGTAAGTCATTGACACAGAAATCCAAGACCATCTACAACCCTGCCACCCATGTAGGCAACACTGTTGGTCAGGTCACCATGCTTGCCGCTAATGGCATGCTCCCCATAGGTAAGAAAGCCTACAAGGATGTGGCAAAGAAAATCACCAGCACCACTGATGAAGCCCTTGGCCTTGAACTTGCTGAACTCCAGAGGCTTGGGGTTGTTGATAGTGGCACCACAGTGTCCATGATTAAACAGAACATGGGACAGTTTGGTAGCGCACAAGACAAGTATATGCGTAAGAGGATGGCGCGTAGGGTGTGGGATAAGTCTTTGGGGTGGGCTGATAAGAAGCTGATGCAAGCCTATCAGGCAGAAGATGACACATTCAAGATGATCCATTACATGAAGAGTAAGGATTACCTTGCCAAAGCCTACCCTAAGATGGCTGATGCTGATAGAAAACTTATGGCTGCTAGAGCTAAGGTTGCTAAGTCCTCGTTTGCTAAGAGGGCAACATATCAAGAAGAGGTAGATCGTCTGGTCAAGGAAGGTGCTAATAGTCTTGAGAAGATGGCATCACAGCGTACACGCGACCTCATGCCTAACTATGGTCAGGTTTCAAAGCTGGTACAGGCTGCACGTATGGCCCCATTTGGTGACTTCATCTCATTCCCTGCTGAGATGATCCGTACCTCAAAGAACCTTATCAAGTACACCATGCAGGATGCACGTAGTGGTAACCCACACTTGGTTGAGGCAGCGTCTAAGAGGCTTGCCGGTATGACTACTGTTGGTATGATGCCCACAGCTATGGCTGAGTTGTCCCGTGTTGGTAACGATATCTCTGCCACACAGGATGAGGATATACGCCACACCATGCCTAACTATCAAGCCTACTCCAACGTGATCTATGATGGACCTATTGAGACTGATAAGAAAACTGGACATAGGAATGTACCATTCTTTAAGACAACATCCCTTGATCCCTTTGACTATGTACGATCTGCTGGTGTAGCTATCCATTCAGCCATTGCTGCTGACACAGATGTGGACCTTAACAAGCATGTGTGGGGATTGGTTGAGAACCAGATCATGCCATTCACCAAACCTTCCATGCTCACCAGAACTATCCTTGATGGTGTACAAGGTAAAGGGTTTGATAAGTTAGAACAGGAAGCCCAAACCTCTGATCAGCTTGGGTTTGTATTAGGGCTGGCTGGTGAACCTTTCGAACCCGGATTTGTTAGGTGGTGGAGGAAACGTGCTGACACCATTAACAAAGATGGTTTTAATAAATATGCAGCACAGCAGCATCCTGAAAGTACAGGCGTGGCTGCTATGTTTGGCCTCGCTCCACGTAACCATGACCTAACTGCTGCATTTAACTGGCAGCTTGGTGGTGCTAAGAGGAAGATCAAGGATTCTATGGACCCATTACATGGCATCCTTAAGGAGTTCCATGTTGGGGATAGTAGGGATACACAGGAAGACATGCTTGCTGCTTACTATAATGGGCAGATGAAGAAGCTTGAAGGATATCAAGACTTGAAGACCACTATGGATGCCTATCGTAACTTAGGCTTCAATGATGGTATGATGGTTGATGCTATGAACATCGGCAGGGATTTCAATAGTAACTTGTGGGATCATATGAGCTTGGCAAGGGAGAACGTCTTCAGTCCTGACCCTATTGATTCTGATCTTGAGATAACGGCGCGTAAGGGTGAGAACAAACTACCAATGGAAGCCCTCATACGTCAGTGGCAAGCCCTTGATGGGGCTGCTGTCTTTAAGAAGAGTAAGCCTAGAGATACTAAACTCAATACAACACAGGAGAATTAATAGACATGCTTTCACTAATAGGTAGCCTCCTTGGCTTTGGCACATCTTTCGTCCCTAAGATACTTGACTACTTCCAAGACAAGCAGGACAAGGCACATGAACTCAAGCTCATGGTAGAGCAGTCCAAGATACAGCTACAGCTTGGCGCACAGAAGATGCAGATGATGGCTGTGGAGGGTGACATACGTGAGGTGGAGTCCCTACATAAGGAGCATGCTTCTATCACACGTAAGGCATCACAGTGGGTGATCAATCTCAGTGCCACAGTACGTCCAATTATTACGTATGTATTCTTCCTTGAGTTCATTGGCCTATCCCTTGCAGTCAACTTCGACTACATGACCATGGCACAGTACAATGATATCTGGAACCCTGAGATGCAAGCCATCTTCGCTGCTGTCCTGTCCTTCTGGTTTGGTCAGAGGCTTATGAGTAAGTGGAATAAGTAGTCATGATCAACAGTGAAGGACTCGCCATCATCAAAGCATTTGAAGGTTGGTCTGCCACGCCATATCGTTGTCCAGCAAATGTGTGGACTATAGGATATGGGAGTACATGGGAGATGGATGGTTCACCTATCACAGGGGATCACACGTTCATCACTGAGGACTATGGTGAGGCCCTCTTACGTAGGGAGTTAAGGCATGTCTATAGTGCCATCCGTAGGCTGGTCAACGTACCATTAAATGAGGACCAGTACTCATCCCTATGCTCCTTTATATATAACGTCGGGTCTGGGAACTTCCAAAGTTCAACCCTTCGTATGAAGCTGAATAGGTATGACTACTGGGGTGCCTCACAAGAGTTTAAGAAGTGGAGGATGGCTTCTGGGAGGGTATTGAAGGGGCTTGTAAGACGACGGGTTTCTGAGACAGCCCTGTTCCTCTCTTAATCCAGATTACATCATAGCCTCTACGATACTTATCCGTTGAGGGTTTTGTTTTGAATGTGTCTACATGTTCAGTCAAAGCTACACCTCTCCAATAATTCGTTAACCTTATCAGCCCCAAGTATCTCAAGACATCTCACAATATTCTTCTCAAGGATGAGGGGATTTGTGAGGTCTTCATCGGCTGCATTACCCCGCACACGCGACAAGAGTTCAAGGGCTTTAAGACTTACCTGTCCTTGCCCCTGTTGTTGTGCAGCAGTGTATTGCTTCTCAAGTTCAGTGACAACATCAATCTCTGTTGTCATCTCCTTACCCAAGTCTTCAATACGTAGCTTGATCCTCTCATCCTTCATCAGCTTATATCCTGTCACTGATGCAGACTTAGTAGCATACCCTGCCTCACGGGCTGCTGCTGCACCATTCTGTGTCAGGACATAGGCTTGACAGAACTTCTCCTGCTTCTCATTGAGTGGTCCTAAGTTAGCCATCCTATAACAAGTCCTCAAACTTAACTTCAAGGGCCTTACGAGAGATACGATACACTGAAGAGATCAGGGTATCCCTACCATGGAAGATGTAGTTAACATCCACATCTTCCCTATCGAACAGCTTCTCACAGTCTTGAGCCATGGCAAGTAGTTCACCAGTGGTGTTATACACGTCACCATCAATCTCTACCTTGAAGTACTTAGGCCGACCATCTTCTGTGGTCTCAGCATTCATGTCATCACTCATGTCCTCCTCTGGTACTGAGGAGTCAAAGCCGAACAGGTGGAACACCCTAAAGCCAAAGATATGGAACATCCCAATAGCCCTCATAGCGGCACTGGTTCCCCCTGTAACTAATGTAGTATTGTTAGGGATGGGGAGGTCTGGGTGTACCATCATCTTGTCAAGGTTCTCCATGTCCATGATGGCATCAGTGTAGGCATGCCATGCCCTCACATCAGCACCCTTCTCAAGGAGGTGACTTGTCACAGATGGATCAGTCATGCTGGCCAACAGGAACTTGGTCTTCTTATTAACCTTCTTGAACAAGTCTTTGCGTAAGATACCATGTGTACTCAGCCCAGTGATAGGACGTGGGTCAAGGATGACACAGTAGTCTGGCACGATGCCATGCTTCAGGAGCTTAGGATAGGCATGCTTGATGCAGACAACGATGGCGTCCTTATGTTTCTTCCTCACAGCCTTAACCTCTGCGAAGTCCACACTACTACCGCCACTGATGACGATCACAGGTGTGGTAGATGTGGAACACTTCTTGAGCCAGTCCCATTCTGGGAGGAGCTTATAGTTCTCCTTCACATTGTTATGGATGTACTCCACAGGCATACAGTCTTTAGGGTTGATAACAATAGGAACCCTTAAGAGATCAACAGGCACATCAGGGAAATCAGGATCAGCTAAGACAACAGCAAGGTGTGTGATCCCACCTCCCAATACAGGATCGGATGAGGGTAGGATAGCGCGTCGGAGACCTTTTTCAATATCGTTCTCCATAACTTTGTTAGTGCCGAGATGCTCATCTGGTGCTACCTTTCCATCTTTATCTGCTGAGAAATAATCATCCATGACCACGACAGGGATGTGCTTCAGCATATTATAGTCTGAACGACATGTCTCGTATGAGTGACCACCGTCGATGTAGGCAAGGTCATAGGTTAATGAGCCACTCTTTATAGTCTCTTTAGTATCACCCTTAGTTAAAGAGAAATTAAAGTCTTTCTCTTCCTCAGCCATCTTATCCTTGAAGGCGTTAAGTCTACCAGTCACAGCTTCAAGACTGTTGTGTGCTTTAGTATTCATCTCCAACACATCACTCTCTGCCGTAGCATCTTCGAACAGGTCATACCCATCATATGAGAATGTGTCACTATGCTCAAACCCTGCCAATGCCATCTCAATGGCACGACCACCATTCCATGTGCCACACTCTACAACAGACTTAGCTTCGTAGTGTCTGATGAGGTCAGCAAGCTGTTTATATCTCTTAGGCCCTACCACATCAGGGGATACCTCACCAGCACCAAGGCTCTTGAACTTCAGGTCACCCTTGAAGTGTGTCATCCATTTAGCCAAGGGGGAATCACCAAAGGCATCAAGGGTCTCACACTCAGGTGTAAGATTAAGGACAGGCATGCCATGTGCCCTATACTGATTGATGAGCCTCTCAATGATGAACCCATCATGCCACTCCCTATAAGATACAACCTCCTTGGAGTTATAGATGCCACGTAGGTCGCCCAACATCTTAAGGGGTGCCTCATACTTGAGGTTAAAGCCCATGAAGGATGTCTCACTATAGTCAGTGGCAGTACGTCCAAGGTGTACGAAGGCTTTACCTTCTGGTAGGAATGGCTTGAGGTCAGCCTCACTCAGCTTAGTATGGGTGATGGTATCAGCATCAAGCCAGATCAACCAGCCAGCATCAACAGATGCCTCGCTCATTTCAAAGGCTTGCTCTGTCATGGCATATACTTTATGGCACCACTTGATAGCATCAAGCCGCCAGTTGTATGGGTTCTTACCATGCTGAGTACCATCGTTACCCTTCATCTCCTTACGGTACTGGATCATGTCCTCAATATGGTTGAGGTTACGATAGGTAATGTTCTTGGATTGGGGTACATCGTAGCTATCAATGTCAAAGTCATGATACCATACGATGAGCTTAAGGTTCTTACTCCAATACTTCTCAGCAGCCTTGAGCATGTTGAGACCGTATGTGTCCATACCGTCCTTATGAATAGATGTTACTATTGTTATCATTTATGTGTCTCCAAAAGATGAACAGTATGGTGTGTATTCTGGTATTAATTTAGCTAAGTTCTTCGACTCAATATCCTTAGCTAGATGGTTCCACTCAGCAGCGTACCTTACCTCACAATTCTTAGAAGGCTTCCAATCCCTGAAGAAGGGACCACCAGTTGTGAAGTGTACGTTCTTAGCATCAATAGTTTCAGGGGACCAGTGATCAAGCCAGTTCCATTCTTCAGGGAGATGTCCAATCAAGTCATCATCTTCAATCCAGTTAAAGTTATGGAGCCATGCGCCTGTATGTTCATTAACTGCCTTCATAGTCAAGGCCCTGTTAGCTACGTGACCACAGTTCCATAGGACAAATGAAGACCAGTTCTTCCTACTGTAACACTCCTGTATCTGGTTATCCATCTTCCTACTAAACCTCGGCTCATAGTCATGCTGGACGCACAGTAAGGCACGATCATCGTCACAGTACAGGTCGAACAAGTTACGTATATCCGTCCTCAAGTACATGTCACAGTCCATGAACAATGCCCAGCCTTGATACTGTTGGAGCACTGGTACTAAGAAGCGGGTGAAGGAGAACTGTGTGGAGAATGGTCGCTCATCAAGGGCATCATAACATTGACCATCAACATCCATATGTCCCCTCTTATAGATACCAGCATGTCGTAGATTCTCCCTCATGATAGGGATAATATTAATATCACCACCCATGGAAGCTGTGTCCATGATAGACTTGACAAGTACCTTATATGCCAAGTCCTCCCGTGGATCATAGCCTATGTAAATGTTATATGTCATATCTTCAATATATCCTCTATGGTTAAACCTTGTTCTTCAAGATACTCATCAGTGAAAACTACCTTTGGCGAATACACTACATGGTGTGGATAGTTTACTGTTAGTTTGTGGTTATAGCACTGTTCTGTATCGTTCCGTTCAGTTTCTATCTTAACCTTAAAAGAATTACCCATAGGCCACACAGGCTTCACACTCAGTACCAGCAACATCCTTCTTAAGATGTGCAGCGCGAAGGGCTTGGAACTTATCTGAGTGCCATGACTCCATGAATGGAATGGCTGGACCCATATCAAACTTGTGCTCATGATCGAAGCAGCATGCAGCAACACGACCATCCCATGTGATACGTGTCTCTGAGAACAATGACCAGCACGGTACAGGCTCACGCATATTACCAGCCCTACCGGGATTACCAGCCTTCACATCCCAACCACGACCTACGTTGTCAGCACCAGTCTCATCAGCCTGTGAGTACAGGGGGAGTGAGTAGGCTTCATCAAGGTATGGGTCAAGCTCATCAAGGAGGGCCTTCATCTTGTCATCCTGTGTAGCATCAAGGTCAATGTATGATGCGTACAGGCCACAGTCAAACCCATTAGCTTCCCTAACATCATGGGCAGCTTTGATGTTGTTAAGCATGACATTGAACAGGCTCTTCTTAACCCGTGCCACTTCAGCGAACTGCTCAGCATCGGCATAGTTAAGAGAGAACTTGAGGGAGTCAAGTCCAGCACCCATACACGCCTCTACTTTATCAGGCGAGGACAGGGAGCCATTAGTTGTGAGAAAGACATACTCAAAGCCCTTATCCTTAGCTTCTGCAATAGCTTCAGGGAGCCACTTAACCATCATAGACTCACCAAGGTAGAACATACCCACCTCTTTAACACCACAATCCATAAGCTCATCAAGGACTGCACTGTACAGGCCACGATCCATCTCTGCCATGGGGCGCTTGTGGTCAGATGTAGCACAGAAGGCGCAACGGAAGTTACACTTACCTGTCAGTTCAATCTTAACACTGATGGGTGGGGGAGGGTTAGGGATGCGGTAGTTATCGTGGATGCCTGTGATGTTGTCGATCTTGTCTGTGATAGTATAAGCCATATTGTCTTAATCCTTTATATGTCCTTTAAAGTATTAGAGGAGTGGCAAGTAAAGGAGGAAACCCTGCCACTCCTCGGTAGTCCACAACTTATAGCAATTGGTAGGCTATGGTTAGAATGTACACTAGTCAGGCATACATGTCAAGGGATTTTCTCCACAGCTAAGGTGATTTCCCTGAGCATTGCATGATATCCTCCTTGATAAGTATCTTCCATACCTGCCGTACCTTTGTCGATGTTAAGTCTGCGTAGATGTGCTAGTACATCATGCTTGGCTATCTTACGTCCAGCCAATGTCTCAAGTCTTGCATGTTCTATTGGTGATGTCATGTTATGAACACTCCTTATTACCTGTGGTTGGATCAATGAAACAAGCTGTACCTTCAGCAAGTTCTTCTTCTTCAGTATCAACAGCAGTGAGGACTTGTCCGAACCTCTTACCACTTGCCCTGAATGTGGTGCAGCCTTTAGCCCCACCATGATAGGCTTTCATGTAGATGTCCTTGAACTCATTGAAGGTTACATGCCCACCAACGTTAACAGTTTTACTAACGGAACTATCAACGTACTTTTGAACAGCAAGGAGGACATGAAGATGTTCATCCACAAGCAGGGCGTCAGCCACAATACCATCAACGCCGAAGACTCTCTTACCGTAATCCTCAAGGCGAACAACGATTGGACCATCAGGTCTCTGGACAACTCTGTCTGTAACGATGGAATAAACTGGCTCAATCCCACTACTGACGTTATCAGCAGTGAAACTAATAGTGCCAGTGGGAGCGATAGAAAGAAGGTGGCTATTCCGTATCCCGTGTTTGTTAATGTCATCATAGATATCCATCGGTAAGCATTTAATGAATGGGGACTCAAGGTATTGATCACGATCAAACAGATCAAACGATCCCTTCTCTATAGCCAAGGCCACAGATGCACGGTATGTGTTGTCACGTAGGGCAGACATCACATCTTCTGTGAAGCGAATGAACGCATCAGAACCATACTGACCAGCCACAGCCTCACCAGCGTTGGCTAAGCCTGTGATACCTAAGCCCATCCTACGCTTACCTTTAGCTTCATTCTCCTGTTCAGGCAAGGGATACTGGGCAAGGTCAATAACATTGTCCATCATCCTCACCACATGGGGGATGTCATGCTTGAACTGATCCCAGTTGAAGATATGTAATTTACTCCATACTTCATGATCACCTGATATCTCTAAATGATCAGCAGTCTGTACATACTTAGTCAGGTTAAACGAACCCAACAGACAAGCACCATTAGGTGGCAACGGTTGTTCCGCACAGTTATGAACCACCGTGAAATCAGCAATGAAGTTATGTGTACCTGAGACAGTCAGGTCATACACATCCGTTACCTCACCCTCAGTGATGCTTGATACGCAGTTACCGAAGTGATTCTTCATGTTAGAGCGAAGGTCCTCTGGCATAGGCATCACAGTCTTAGGTGTAACACCTGTAGCTTTGAAGTCTCCCAGTTTAGTGTGGCGTTGGTGTGTCTGGGGATTGTCCTGTGTTGCTGTCAGATAGCTGTGTAAGCTATGTGGCATAACCTCAAGATTATCAATGGAGTTATTGTAAGTATCCCCATCAATGTGGTGTACGTCATCACCTTCCCCGACTCCATAGACTGCGTTGGCCACCATACGGTGCTCCATCCTGTACGCTCGGTTGTCCTCTGTAGTTAATTTAACACCAGAGTAAGCGACACCTCTCCGTGCTCTACAGAGCTGGGTAACCCGTTCACCCACACGTAACTGTCCTGCCTGTTTCCAGCCGTTGTCTGTGTGGATGAGGTGGTCTTTAGTGACACGTACAGTCTTACCATTACGGGTGTTTACGTTGATGGTCTCGACACCCTTCTTAGATATCCAAGAAGCTGTGGCTTCAGAAATACCAAGAGAACCGTCCGTATCCATAGTGTATACTTGTGTTGGTTCTTTGATGTCCTTAATCTTCACACGTCCATGCACTGTCTCAACAATAGAGTCAGGATGTAAGCAAGGATTGGTAGCCTGTATGTCCTCACAGTAGTGGAGGTTATTCATCTCATTAATCCTGTCAAGGAACAGGACTCCCGGCTCAGCCCAGTCCCATGTGGAGCGCATGATCTCATCCCACAGGTCACCAGCATCCACTGTCTCGTATACCCTACCATCAAAGACAAGATCAAAGTAGTCACAGTCTTCCACTGCTTGCATGAACTTGTCAGTGATGCCTACACTGATGTTGAAGTTGGTGAGCTTACCGTTGTTCTGCTTGGCCCTCAAGAACTTGTGGATGTCAGGATGATCTACTCGGAGGACCCCCATCTGAGCTCCACGACGGTGGCCAGCACTAACAATAGTGTTACATACAGCGTCATAGATATCCATAAAGGAAAGGGGGCCAGAAGCAGAGCTATCAATAGAGACAATACGATCACCACTGGGCCTAATTTTACTGAAGTCATAACCAATACCTCCACCCATACGCATGGTCTGTGCTGCTTTAGCTGCCCCATCCATGATGGAGTCCATGCTGTCTTCAATAGTCTGTGATACGAAGCAGTTGTGGCTGCTCCCATTAGGTGCTTGGATACGTCCACCTGCCAAGAACCTCTGGTTAAGGAAGATGTCCTGTAGCTTCTCCCTATGCTCTTCATAGTCAGCATACTTACCAGCAAGCCTACAACATTTCTCATAGAAAGACTCGCCATCACCACGATACTTCTCAGCATCAAGTACTTGGGCTGCTTCCAATTGTGGTCCGTAATTACTTGTGTTCATCAATCAAATCCTCCAGATATGGTGGGGCATAGTTAGGCCCCTTCAATACTTTACCGTCCTTACGCTTGATGGGTTTACCATCCACACCCAACTTACTCATGTTACTCTTATGTACCCTGTTAAATGCAGGGCTGAAGACGCTTGTCCAACCTAAGTCGTACACTGTACCAGACAAGACATATTGTAGGTCACAGAGTTCTTTAAGGAGGTGTTCCTCACGCCGCCTGTGCCCTTCAAGGTCACCGTTGTTGTAGAGGACCAAGTCAGTGAGGGCATCACATACCTCAGCAGCTTCTTCCTTGATCAGCTTCATACGTAGGGCTATCAAGTCCTTGTACATTTCGGGTGTACTATCCATTGCCTCATGGAACTCACCCACTATAGATTCTTTAGTTAACATCATCTCTAAATCTCCTTCATAACTATCCCATACTGCTCTGAAACGAGCGTTCAAATCATCTTCCATCCATTTAGTTAGTGACGCTGGGTCACCACAGTTACTACAGAGGTAAGGTACTGACCCTACCCCTTCTGTAGTGCCATTGCAATGCATACATCGGCGTCCCCATTGTAGTGCCATACTTAATTCTCCTTATTATGAATGTCTAAGTAATGCGTTGATCCTCTTACGAATAAAAGGAACCTCCTCACTCTCCAATACCTTATAGGCAAACCCCTTAGTATAACTAGGGTCAACCCCTGCAAGCTCACACACTTCAATGAAGTCCTTGGCTGTCACACCAACTGATGAAGCGAACCATGCCCTTGCCTGATCCCTCTCAAGGATAGCGTTCTCAGGTTCTTCAGGGTAGGCTGGCTTGGTAGCGTCAAGCAAGGCTTGTAGTATCACAGAGAGGAATAGGACGCGCTCCTCACTGGTGTTGGTTGCGAAGAATATATCTTCAATCGTTGATAGACCGTTTGCTGCACCCTTCATTTCTTAACCCTTTTCACTGGGGTAGGGTCATCAATACGTTTAGGCATATAACGTATGGCACCGATCTGTTTATTGTAGTAGAGGGGCGTCATATCATCAGTCATGTATGTCGTCAAGACATCACGCTTGTGCTGTAGGTTTGCCTCTGCATAGGTGAGCCAGCCACGGGTCATATACTCTGCAAGGATTTCGAAGATGAACTTATCCTTGCCAAGGTCTTTGATGTCCTTGTTCAACTCTTTAGATGAACCAGTATATGTTTCCCATTTAGACTTGGACACCTTCTTACCTTTGCGGTAGAAGTAGTACTGTTTCTTACCCACATATTTCCTACCTGACACTGTGTTGGTTACGAGGTAGATGAAACCAAATGCAGTGTCAGGCTTGAGTGTCAGGATTGTATCCCAATGCCCATGTGTTTTCTTTTTTCTTTTAGTCATGTTAACTTACTTGATCAAGCTCCTTAATAGGCATAGACCAATGGTCAGACCTAGCCTTGAACCCATTTGATGGGTCATATTCTCCACGTTTAACAAATCTTGCCCCATCAAAGAAGGACACTTTTGATTTGTTGCCTAAGACCCAGCCAACGCTGAGGTCATCCTTAACCCTACAGAACCCGTAGATATCACAGGCTTGCTTAAGGTTATGGTTACTTATTGAAGCATCGTAATGAGGCTTAGGTACAGCAGATGTCTTCTTAGTCTTCACATCCACCTTAGTCCCATCATCCATTACGATATCATAATCATATGTGTTGAGGTGTTTACCCCCACATGCCTCAAGATAGATAAGCTCACCCAAGAAACCATATAGGTTACCCTTGCCTTGCATGATGCTTGCCTTCAAGACACCCATCCCATCAGCCATACGCTTGGCCTTGATGATCATGTCCTCTGTGATGGGTACTTCAATCATGTAGTAATCTCCGGTACTCTGGGTTGTTTACTGATGTGGGTGTAGTACTTAACGTACGTAGAGTACTGGAACTTACGTAAGCCTATCCCATCATTGATGTCAGCCCAGCACCCTTCCTTATAATCACACCAGCCACATGCCTTGTCCAAGGTACGGTTACCACTAGCACCATCAGGGACATCACTATGGCAGCGTTCAGGTAGGGTATCCATAGCCTTCAACTCTTTAACCCTGTCAGAGGCGTTGATCATCTCCATGCTATGCACATCAGCCAAGGCAAGCTCACCTGTCACCTTGTTCATGGCAAGGAAGGTTGCCCTATCCTCACCCTCTGCCTCAGCATAGGATGATACCTGTGGGATATATCCGAAGGCATCGTCAGCACCTACGTTATTGTCCGCAAACTTCTTAAAGCCAAAAGGACTCGCACTTTTAATGTCACATATGACACCATCAATCTTAGCATCCATGTGTCCCAAGACACCTTCAACGCATACTTCTTTCTGTTCATCTGTCACCTTATGTCCAGCCGTCTTAACCAACAGCAAGATTAATTCCTCAATGATGTCACCGAACAGGAACTTAATCCTTGTAGTAGCATCAAGCTGCTTCCTCTCCATGTCCTGTAGGTCATACCATGTGACACGGTTAGGCTTCCCTATTTGGGAGAGTCGGAGGTTTTGTGGGCCTTCCCTAACTTCCGTGATCTGACGTACAATAGCCCTTCGTATAGCAGATACATGACTATCAAGAGTATCGTCATCAGGACAAGTCCCATTATAAAAAACATCGTATATGTCCTCCACTACTGTGTCTATTTGTTTCATCGTAGATGTCCTTTCAAAAATATGGGCCACACACATATGTATTGTGTTAAAGAACTACACATATACACACACATGTGGCCCATGAGGTTACGCCACCTGTTATATTACCTTAGTTATTCAGCGGCGAGTGGGATATCATCGAAGTCATCATCATCACCGGCATCATCGTCTGAGAGGTCATCGAAGTCCTCATCATCACCATACTCTACCAGTTCAAGTACCTGCACAGCCTTCAGGTCAGCACCAATGCCAGAACCAAACTGATTGTTATACTCAAACACGGCATACTTAACATTAACAATACTCCCATTACCTACGAGTACATTAAGGGGGCGCTTCTTCTTATCAATCAGGGTAGGTGCCTGATTATCCTTGCCATCTTTACGATGAGTCCTACGCTTCAGGGATACGAAGTCTCCACGGTCATCTCCCTTGTTCTTAACCTTAAGTCCATCAGCCACAACCTTAGCCTTATTAGCCTTATCAAGTGACACATCAATCTGCCACGTCGGTTCAAAGGTAGTGTTAGGTGAGGTGATAGAAGCCCAGTGTGCAGTTCCGTTGATGATTGTCATAATAGGTATGTTCCTTTCTGGTAGTCGTTTCAAATATGTGGACAGACTATCCTGCCCGTTTCATTTAGTGATTATATAGATATTCTCAGGCATGTCAAGCCCATTAATGTAAATAGTTTAGGGCTGCTGATAAACTTTCTTTACTGTCTTTAAAAAGACCAAGCCCTCTATTACAGTTATGACATAACAATCCCCTGACTTTACCAGTAGCATGACAATGGTCTACTACTAATTTTAACTTATGATGTTCAGCCATAGTGAACCCATCACCACCACATATAGCACACTTACCTTCCTGTGTATCATACATATCTATATATTTCTTGTAGTCTATATTGTATGTACGTTCTAAGTATCTTGAAGTGAGTGCTGTATGGGCGCAAGTATCAGAGCAGTACTTACTACTCGGAGCTTGAGGGGAGTACATGACATCACATATACCGCAGGGCTTATCTTTAAAATGTCCCTGTGGATATTTTGTTGGATGAGCAGTTTGTTCTGTCTTTAATTTGTTCTGCTGCTTATACTTAATCTGTGTATCCATAACTAAACCTCCAATTAATAAATTAACATACGAGGAATAGGTTTACAAGTTAATGAGTCTCAGACCAGTTCTTACCTACTTTAGAATCACAATCTAAAGGGCATTTTACTTTTAATATTTCTTCAGACTTATCAATTGCTTGTTTAGCAATTAGCTTCAACTTATCTACATCATCTTTATGAACTATCATAGCATACTCATCATGGATCGATCCTACCAGAGTAACATCAAGCTTTGCTTTTCTATATAGTTTAGTAAGCTCTACTAACCATTGTTTACAGATGATAGCACCAGCACTCTGTAGTAATTGGTTGAGGGCACTATGTGGTGATCTAATCTTTAACAGTCTCCCGTCAAGGCCAACTATCTGAGGCTTCTTTGCTGCTTTAGCTACCCTATCTTTTAAAACACCATAAGCTGGGATCATCTCAACATAATCAGCAATCATTTTCTTACCAGCACTAGAGCCCTTACCCACAATCTCTCCAATCTTACCAGCACCAGCGCCGTATAATACAGCATATGAAAATGTCTTAGCCTCATCCCGTGTTGATAACCCTAGAGCTTCCTTTACTTTAATATGAATGTCACCACTAAGAATTTCCTCAGTATATTCAGGATCGTTCATGTAGTGGGCAAGGCATCTCAACTCCAAGCCTGATGCGTCAGTGCCGAACAACACATAGTCTTCATCCAGTCCTGATGTGAATAGGCTACGGCATTCCTTACCATATGGTGAATATGTTGCAGGTACTTGACCCAAGTTAGGTGAGTGATGGGCCATACGATTAGATATGGCACCAATGGTTATCACTGATCCATATACCTTACCATTCTTAGTTGCCTTGATCCATGAGTTGATCTGTGTGATCCTCTTACCCAGCATCATATACTCCATGATTAGCTGGGCCTGCGGTATATCCACACCCTCAAGGACTGCCTCATCAACGATGATGCTACCCTTATCAGTCTTCTTCTTAGGCTTCCAACCATGGTGGATGAGGTGCTTGGCTATCTGTTGACGTGAGGCTAGGTTAAACTCAGGCCAGTCAATGAGGGAGAACACCCCATCAACATAGCCCATATGGGTATGGCCTAAACACTTGATCTGTGCCTTACCCCACTCACCAGACTTGGTACGTTTAGGTGTGACAACCCTGTTAAAGTCTGGCAGGGGTTTAAAAGCATCATGTACCTCTGCCTCCAGATTAAACTTCTTAGCCTCAAGCTGGGCCACAAGTATGTCTGCCCCACGTACATCGAAGGGCCAGCCATTGAACTCCTGTTGTGTGACGATAGCCTTGACACGGTACTCAAGCTCAAGTGATGATCTACTGAACTTCTTCAGCTTCTTACGTAGGTACTTATAAACTTTAACGGTGAGCTTAGCATCCTGTGTGCAGCGCCTCATCATGTCCTCGGTGAACACTGACCAGTCCTCATGCTCCAGCTTCGCATCCTTAAACCTCTCACCATATGCGGCAAGGGAGTGACCACCTTTCATGTCAGGCTCAGCAAGCTGAGACATAACCATAGTGTCCTCCTGTATACTGAGGGGGATGTGAACCTTAAGCAGTCTGGCAATGGCTGGTGTGTCGTAGCCTATACCATTATGGAATACCCACTTGGTAACTTTCTTAGCATACTTAGGGAATAGGGTATAGCATTCTTCTTGACGGAACTCATCTACATCCCCTGTATCAAGGTCAACACATGAGATGCAGTGTACTAAGGTAGGGTGTAGGCTGTCAGTCTCAATGTCACATGATACTTCCATGTTGTGTTACTCCTTTTCTAACGCCTTAATACGTTCCAGCATTAACTCAAACGTCTTAGGTACTGATCGTGGCAGGGCGGTGTAGTGCTCAGTCCTACAGTTGGGACAGTACGGCATGTATCTCTCGTTGGGCATGTCTTCAAGGCTTATGTCACCATCAGAATGTTCACCACAGTTAGTGCATTGCATGTCATATTACTCCTTTATGTATGTGTGTGGTAGGCACCACCGGACTCGAACCGATACCTTCACTGTTATGAGCAGCAAGTTCTACCAATTAAACTAGATGCCTGTTTTCAATTCTGTAACTTCTTCATGTTCTTAACTAACAACTCTAACTCTTTTAGAGTAGCATTAGATTTCATAGTGTTAGCTTTACTAGAGATAACTTGTACATTCTCAGGAACATATCCTTTAGTCGGATCAATCCTATCAAGCGAAGGTGATCCCTCCTCAATCCGACCTACCCCTTTACGTAAAGGAATATTTAAAAGAGGACACATTTCTGGTATAACTATGTCACTAGGACTTAACTTAAACTCAATGCCCTTCTTCTTTGCCCTTCCTCTAGCTGACCATACCATTCTTTTTTCTAAGTTATTAGCATAGTAATTTACACGCTGATCAGATATGTATTCTTTAGAGTACTCTTTCTTCTGCTTAAGAATCCTATCTCTATTTCTATAATAGTACTCCTTACTTTTCTTTCTAATCTTATCAGTATTATCTTTCTTACTCCGATAGGCAGCACACCTAGCAGTATTACAAGAGCTACACATAACAGCATTATCTGTAGAAAGATGGTGATTGATTTGACTTAAGGAGAAAGCTCCCTTATCTAAATCTTTGTTACACTTATAGCAATGAATGATCATGAAATATAATATACTATACTCCACGATCATACACAAGACTTAACCGTCAAACACAGTGAACTCATCATCCTCGTCTTCTAAGACAGTTTCATATAGTCTTCCTGTATCCTTATCGTATCCTAAGTAAGTAGCTACTCCTCCCATTCCTGAGTATCTGTTTTTCAAGATACGCATGGTCGTAGTGTTGGCTTCCTTCTCAGTAGCAGCTTGTTGTTGACGCTCCATTGCAATGACAGCATCACTAAGCTGTGCAATTGATTGTGATCCTCTAAGATGCCCAATAGAAATCTCTTTACCGTCTTCGGCTCCTTTATCAGTACTGGTACGCTTCAGATGAGATACCAGCACCATGCCACATTGGGTTTCTTCAACCATACTACGAAGTCTTGTCATTAGAATATCAATAGACCTCCGTTCATCACCGCCTTCCTGTCCAGACACAAGAATAGATAAGTGATCTAAAAAAATCCAGCGGCACCCTAATGCCTTAATCATGTACCGGATACGTGACAGGATTTCATCGTTGTCCAATGAGCCGAAGTGATCGAAGCCAAAGAACTTACCACCACCCACAGTCTTCTTTTGATACTCTTTAAGCTCATCCTTTGGGAACTTGTCACGTATCTCTTTAATGTTAAGACGTGCGTTAGCCTCAACACTCATGATGTGCCAGCATGTCTGGTTAATGTTCTCCTCAAGGGCAAGGACACCAATGTTATCATCACACACCTTCATGAAGTGGTGTTGTAGTTCCCTAAGTACTGATGACTTACCAGTCCCAGTACCTGCCGTGAGTGTGACAAGCTCACCAGTACGTAGCCCATAGAGCATGGTATTCATACCATCCCATGGATACAGGACAGTGGTCTGGTTGTCTTCGTTGAATAGGGCATCACCAATGTCGGCAAGGTTAATGATCCCAGCCGGTGTGTACACTGATGCAGCCCACCATGCCTTAGTGAAGTCTTCAAACTTACCAGCCTTGAGGTACTCGTTAGCATCCTTAAGGTCAAGCCTAACGATCTTACATTTGTTAGGGGAGAACAGGGATGCAACCTTTGCCTCTGCCTTCTTACCAGCCTCATCATTATCGAAGCAGATAACCACAGTCTCAAAGCTGTCAAGGTATTCGAAGTTCATCTTCACATCTTTAACAGCACCGCTGCTACCGTTACGGACAGACACAGAAGCGTACTTCGATCCGGTCAACTGATACCCTGACATGGCATCAACTTCACCTTCATATAAGGTGACGAACAACCCACCCTTGGGAAACAGGTGTTGTCCAAACAGGGTTGCCCTACCCATGTCACCTTCAATGAAGAAGTTCTTATCAGCACACTGCCTAACCTTATTAGCAATGAGGGAACCGTTGTCTGTGTGGTATGGATACCAATGCTTGGTAGTCTTACCTCCCACTACCTCAGTGGTCACACCATACTTCTTAGTAGTAGTGTCCTTAAGGTATCTGTCAGGGATGGCACCATATGTATCACCTTTAGTGAGGCGTCCACCATGGGTTGGGGTAGTCTGTACAGTCATAGGGGTAGTACCATCACCACTAACGAATGAGGTACAGTTAAAGCAGTAAGTATGTCCATCACTATAGGTGACGTTGCCGTGATCAGTGCTACAGTTATTACACTTGCCTCGTGTTGTAGGCTTACTATCAGTCTTGTGTGTACTCAGATCATACTTCATCTGACAACCTTTCCATAATCGTGTCAATTAATAGAGTTGAATTATTATACATAGCTAAAGCTGCTTGAAGTTCTGGTGAAGATGCTAAGGTCTCTGGGAAGTATGCTTCCAACGCCTCTGGACGGTCATACTTCTCAAGCCAGTATTGGAACATGTGTGCAGGTTCATCGCTCATTGTGCTGCTGCCTTTTCTAATGCTTTCATAATCAAGTCATACATATCAGGTTCTCCTATAAATAAGATACAACATATAACAATTGCTAAAGCTATGTCATCCATAATATCAATCCTCCGTTATAGCCATGGCATGTAGCTTGGATAGCTCATGCTTAACTTCACCTAAAGCAAACCTCTCAGAGAAAGAAGACATGGGTTGATCTACCGCATACTTTTCACTGAGGTATATGTCACGTAGCCTCACACATATTTGTACAGCATCATCAAGTCCTTTAAGGTAGCCATCGTTGTATGTCTTATCAGTCATGTAGCGTCCATACCCTCTCAGTGTAATAAGCGTGCCCACCATTGGGTCGTTTCTCGCTCAGACTTTCGTGTATCTCGGCCCCCGGCCCCAATCTCTGCGCGACCTTGTTCGCAGCGCCCTTGCTCTCGCAGATAACATGAGTGCCCGTCAGAGGCTCATGGTCAGGCGGGTAGACAAGGAATGTCTTGGTCCTCTAGCTCATGTCTTGTCCTCCAACTCACGCATCTGGGTATTGAGGCGGGTGATCTCATCTTCCGCACACGCCAGTTCCTCTTCTGCCATGGTAAGCTCGGTAGACAACACGTCCGCCACCTTGCGGAGATGGGTGATCTCGTCAGCGGCTTCTCTTCGCTCACGCATCCATTTGTCTGTTTGCGAGATGATCGACATATCTGTAGCCCACGACAGTCGTAACCTCTCTACAATGTCAGTCATCCCACTTCCTCCCCAAGTAACTCCTGCGCACGGTGCCGCTGTTCCCAGTGTCCTACACCAGCAGGGTGGGCGTTGGCTTGCACCAGCATCTCCCGCAGGGACAAACGTAGCTGAGTGTTCTCTTCCACCAGTGCCGCCGTGTTCTTGGCAAACTGGTCCTGCATCAGTTGTTCGGCATCGGCCACAACAGATTGCCCGTACCTGTCACTCTCTTCGTGGCTTGTCCGCATATTGAACTTCGTCAGTCCATCACCGGCTGGCATAGGCCGACGACTGATCCTGCCCTTGCGCTCTGGTTCCGGCTCCCTGCAACGTGTGCAGAGGCGAGGATACGGCTGGTTCATGCTGCGGCTGTAGCAGTGCATACCTTTGTCGCAGCGGGGGTCTACCACTACATGATCGGCAGAGCGATCAGCTTTGAGGCGTTCGATTTCCATCTCAAGCTCAACAATTTTCCGGGTCAGTTCCCGGCTAAGATCAAGTGCCCTCATCTTCGTTCTCCTTTGCCATTCTCATAATGGACTGGATGATGTGCCGCCCCCAGCTTGCGTGAAGCCTTGAGGTCATCGACTTGCCGATACGTTCGTGGATGTAAGCCCATTCATCATCGTCCAGTTCAGGGAACGCCATGACTGGATAAGCGGTTTCGTAACTTATGATCACTGCCCGCAGGGCTTCAAGTTCATTCATGATACTGTCCTCAATATGTGCGACGATATAACGTCATGAGCCAGATGAGCAGGGCGTACCCTATATACAGACCCAGCCAGTAATGGTTGTCTGTGAGGGTGGCCACTATTAGTGGGGCAAAGAACGCAATGCCTAGGATAATTATGGCAACCAGCCCACTTACAAACTTTGTGATGTCGGTCCAAACTGTTCTTAATACCGGATGCGTCATGACATATCCTCCACGATACGTTGGGGGTTGATGTTGGTAACGTTGCTATTCAGCGTGTACTGTCCGTCGGGGGCTAGCCGCCAGTCTGCCCCGTTCCACCACAAGGGGCGGCGGTCACCCCCGTAACCACACCAGTACCAACCCCTTTCACGGGCAGGTTCCTCGTAAGGCTTAAGGTCATCCCGCAGGAGGTCAGAGGCATCGGCACGATGTTGCCACTCGCCCTGCCTATTAAAGACGCTCACTTTTTCGCCAACAATCATCATGTATCCTTCCAGACTGGGATATGTCACCTTGCCCCCAGCCTTGAGGTGGGCACCGGCGTCAAAACCCTTGTCCTCTTCATGTAACAGGGCTTCGATGATCTCGCGGACCTTCCAAGCACCGATGCTGCTATAGCCGTCACTGATGGCGAAGTGGCTGAGTCTGTCAGCCAGTTCCTGTTTGCTTGTCATGATGTCCTCCTTGATGTGTCCTGTTCCAACACCCAGTCCAGTGCGTTATCGATGGTTGCTTTTACGCTGTCAGGGCCGTCGTAATCATCTGCGGTCCAGTGCTCCTGTGCTTCAGGGATCGAGAAATTGCGACATCCCGCACGAATACGCCACTCGTCGTTTTCGTAGATAGCCAGCCATGTATAGCCGCGCAGGTCCACCACAGGGACAGCGACATGATATATCCGCAAATCGCAGTATTCGCAGTCGTGGCAGTCGTGGCAGTCGTGGCAGTTATAGCAGTCATAGCAGTCGTGGCAGTCGTGGCAGTCAGAGCAGTCATAGCAGTTGGTGCAGTTGCGGCAGTTGAGGCAGACGCGGCTCTTGCGGCAGTTGCGGCAGTTGCGGCAGTTGCGGCAGTTGGTGCAGTTGGTGCAGTTGCGGCAGTTGACCAACGTCTTCAGTGACGCCTCTGCTGCCTCAACGCTGCCCCAGTACTCGACGCTGGCCTCGTTGCCATTGTCATCTGTGATCCATGTTGTCATGATGTCCTCCTTGATGTGTCCTGCTCCAGCACCCAGTCCAGTGCGTTATCGATGGTGTTCTTCACACTGTCAGGGCCGTCGTAATCATCTGCGGTCCAGTGCTCCCGTGCTTCAGTGATCGAGAAATTACGACACCCCGCCCGAATACGCCACTCGTCGTTTTCGTAGATAGCCAGCCATGTATAGCCGCGTAGGTCTGCCACAGGGACGGCGACGTGATATATCCTCAAATCGCAGTTGTCGCAGTTGTGGCAGTAGTGGCAGTTGCGGCAGTTGTCGCAGTAGTGGCAGTTGTGGCAGTTGCGGCAGTTGCGGCAGCTGCGGCAGTCGTGGCAGCCATAGCACTTGCTGCAGTTGCGGCAGTCATAGCAGTTGTTGCAGTCGCTGCAGTTGCGGCAGTTGCGGCAGTTGCGGCAGTTGTTGCAGTTGCGGCAGTTGCGGCAGTTGACCAACGTCTTCAGTGACTCCTCTGCTGCCTCAACGCTTCCCCAGTATTCGACGCTGGCGCGGTTGCCATTATCGTCTGTGATCCATGTTGTCATGTCATGTCCTCCTTTGTGCTCTTAAGTGCCTGCCCCAGCACCCAGTCCAGTGCGTTATCGATGGTGTTCTTCACACTGTCAGGGCCGTCGTAATCATCTGCGGTCCAGTGCTCCTGTGCTTCAGGGATCGAGAAATTGCGACATCCCGCACGAATTCGCCACTCGTCGTTTTCGTAGATAGCCAGCCATGTATAG